TTACAGACGAAACCGACCTACTTCCTGTTTAAGTCCTATCGCCAACTGATTCAAATCGTTGCTGGTGCGCAGAAGATCTTGCACAGACTGATTATTTTGCTCAGCCATCTGTGCAGATCGTTCGACGTTACGTGCGACGTCCTGACTTGCAGCTGTTTGCTCACGCAAGGCCAAAGAAATCTGTTCGACCACCTCGAGCACTTGGCCAGAGCTTTGACTAATTTCGGTAATAGCCTTGCCAGCTGACTCCGCCATTTCCACACCCTGGCTAACTTCCATCACTCCGCTGCGCATACTCTCCACAGTCTCACGGACTCCGAGCTGGATCTTGTCGATCATGCCGGCAATTTCCTTAGTAGATTTACCAGTGTTCTGCGCGAGCAACCGTACCTCGTCGGCGACTACTGCAAAGCCGCGGCCTTGTTCACCCGCTCGAGCAGCCTCAATGGCAGCGTTGAGGGCGAGGAGATTGGTTTGATCTGCGATACCTTGAATAACGCTGATAATGGTAGATATCTGCTCGGAATGGTGGCCCAACTCTGACACTTTGGTTGAGGCATGCTGCACGGTCTTCGCGATACCATTCATGCTGGTCAGTGTGTTCTGGATGACAGTGGATCCATCTATTGATTGCTGACCAGAGCGATGAGCGAGTCCGCCGGCCTCGCCTGCGTTGTTGGATACATGGTTGATACTTACCGTAAGTTCTTCAACCGTGGCCGCCATCGCGGATGCCGAGTTTGATTGTTCGTTTACCGCGCTGGAAAGCTGCTCCGAAGCTCCTGAAATCTTCTGTACGGATTCAATCAATTGACTGGCAGCTTGATTGATCTGCTGAATCATTTCCCGCAGGCGCGTTTGCATGCGATCAAATGCCCTGGGCAGTTCATCGCTGCTGCTGGTATCAATCACGGTGTCCAATCTACCTTCAGCAACCGCTGTCGCCGCGTCTATAGCCACTTGCAGGCGGGCGCGCGTGGTGCGGCCTAAAGCATAGGCGAGGATGACCGCCAAAAAGGCCGCAATCAAACCACCGGCCACCAGAATCGTAATCGCGCGATCCTTGGCGTTGTTCATCTCTTGAGTGCGGCTTGCCAACAGAACGTCTTCTGCCTGCGATAGCTCTGCAATAATGCCGCGCATGCCATCCATTTTGGCTTTGTCTGCGCCGCTGCTTATGCGCTGATTCAGCGAATCACCGGAGGTGCCGCTTTGCGTCAGCTCACGCCGTTGCGCGATGATCGAATGAACGTCTTCGTCCAGCCACCGCTTTTGTAGCTGCTCCAATGAGGCAAGCCGTTTCTGCTGCTCGGCGTTATCAATCGTCAGTTCTTTGAGCGTCGCAAGACTGCTAGAGAATGTACTTTCACCGGCAATCTGGGGCTCAAGAAAGTTGTCCTTGCCGGTGATGACGAAGCCGCGCATACCGGTCTCGATATTGATCAACTGTTCAAGGGCTATCTTGGACTGACTTAACACGCGATAACTGTGGACGTTGCTGCTGATCGCACTGTCGACCTGTCCAAACCCACGGTATGCGCTGATGACAAGGATGCCCAACAGAAACACGATGGCGGCAAAGCTGAGGTAGAGCTTTTGGGAAATACTGAGTTTGCTATACATATGTATGCTCGACTGGTGGAGCATCCTTGGCTCGGACTTTTAGATTTTTAATGCAAAGATCGAATGATGTCGTATCGACATCACTCTTTATCGACTGCTAGTGCCCTAGCTTGAGTGGCGCTCTCAACAGTCATCCAATTTACTGGAGTGCGCCTTAAGACATGAGTCTGGGCATCACGTTTAGTCAACAGAAAGCCCCCCATAGCAGGCTGCCACCCCTCACGGGAAGCGGAGCCAAAGCTGCACAATGGTTGGAGTCCGCTCGATCACTGCTTGTCTCCCACTCATAACCTGTAGCCGCTGGTGGACCGGTGATCGAGCTTCTAGCAAAACAATGGCTCATTGACATCATCGCAACCATCCGACAACCCCTGTTTAAGTGTAGGAATGTTGAAACAGCGGTTAGGAAAACCCCTACCCCAATGCGCTGGTCACAAAATCGACGGCAGCGATGAGCAAGACAAAAGCGCCAAAAAGGACTGCTTACCCATAACTTAATAACTCCTCCAGTGCGAAGTTAAAATGCTTTTCACATAACCCTGACAGGCCCGCAGCGCGATCAATCCTTGGTCGCCGGCGTCGGTGATGCCGATAATTCTTTGAGCATGCGCTGGGTCAAGTTGGGCTCGACGGGCTGCATGAACCACGCCGACGGTGCCGGCGGCGGTAGGCACGTTGCAGCCACTGGCTGGATCGTCGGCAAGGAGGACTGACAGCCGCACATCAGCAGTGGCAAGGCGATCGCGCAAAAGAGCCTGGTTGCGTTGAGCATCGGATAGTTCTCGATGGCCAGGCGCTTGTTCTGTTCTGCGCGGGCTTGCGCGCTGGCGGCTTTAGCTATTGCGGCCAAATCATCCTTGTGCAGGCCGGCCTGCTCGGCGAACCAATCACGCATCTGTTGCTCCATCCGGGCTTTCTGCCAACCGCCGGCGCGGAACGCTACCTGTTCGGCCTGGCCAAGAACTGTTCTGCCCTGCTTCTCGAAGCTCGATGACGCCCACATCACCCGGATGTCTGCATCCAATAGGTGGGCATGGTCTTCGTTGTGAATGCTACCGGTGTCGGCAAGGATCTCGGCTTGGAGCCAGTCCCACACCTCTGGAGCTGGGGTCAGGCGAATATTGTGAGAAGACAAAATCTAAGGGATCGAGCAACGAAGCAGCAGGCATCGGCCTTTTCACGACTCCCCCATAACGTCTTTGAGATGGTAGGTTCTCGTGCGTAACGAACGACCTAGAGCTTAATGAAATGAAAGACCTGAGCCATCAAAAACCTAAGCCCCCAAGATTCAAACTTCTTAGCTTGCTAAAGGACGGGACGTGGTTTGCAAGCTTCACAGTACTGTTAATTTTTGCGATTAATGTCGTAGATGAACGAAGTCAACTTAGAAGCGACGTCAAACACCTGACTGACACGTTGGCGGAGGTGAGAAAGGACCTTGAGTCAGCTCACCTCGAAAACAAGCAGCTCAACGATTCACTGCTCCAAAGCCGAATCGATCTCGCCACGAAAGAGGTTCGTCTCGAAGAGTTCGATAAACAACTCGCCTCCATCAATCGGGACGCTTTGAACTCTAAGGCAGAAGCTGAAACCTACAAAGCACTCACGGCATCTGATAAACGCTGCGAACCCTACAGGCAAGATATTTCAAGACTGGAGAGCAAACTCGCTATATCGGCACTGGATGTATTCTCGACTCGAGGAGAGCAGCGCAAAGAGACACTGGCGGCGCTGGAACGGAGCAAAGACTCATTGGATGCTTGCATGGGGATAAAACGTTAACTGCCTGATCTCACCCCAGCTCCTTAACGGCTATTCAACTCACCATGATGTGGGTTTGTACGTGTGCGTGCCCATGCAGCTCCGCGACGATCAGCCTTTGAGGGATTCCGGCGACCCGAGCAGCGTCGACCGCCTTGGCGATGGCCACATCCAGGTCGGTCAGTGCCTTGTTGATGTCCTGGCTCATCGGCAGCGCGTGGCGCAGGCGGGTTACATTGCTCTTCAGCTGAACGGATCGGCAGGTTTCGCGATCGAGCGCACAAACCACATGAAACCCTGCTGCAGATTGGACTTTGCCAACGCTAACAGTCGCGGGTCAACGCCTTCAATCTGGCCGATCTGCTTGAACAGCTCGCCGGCGTCGGCTTCCAGAGCTTTGATCGAGTTCATGCCGTCGATCTCGGACTGACTCAGGTCGCGGTAGCCGGTGATTTTCTTGTGCTGGTTATCCATGGGGGATTCCTCATGATTGCGCGCCACGATTTGGCGCATTCGAAAACGTGGCACGGATTACGGCGCCTGCCGCTCTACCGCTTCGCTGACCTTCTCGGCCGCCTTGCTAGCGGTATCAGCCACCTGGACTGCGGAGCGTGAAGCGTCTTGCACCTTCACTGCAGCGTCCTGGGTCTTCTCGGCCAGGGTAGTAAGTCGCAGGTCGCGCTTGCCCAGGGCGGCGTCGTAAGCGGCGCGAACCTCGGCAAGCTGTTTGGTCTGCTCGCTACTGGCGGACCATACGCCGGCTTGGTAGCCAAGTGTCAGCCCGCCGAACACCAGCAGGATCGCAATGACCCATACTTCGGCGCGCCGCCACCAATGGTGGGCGATGAAGTTGATTGCGCATCTGTCCATCAGTTGATGCCTCCCAGCTTGGTTCGCAGTCGGGCGATCTCTTCGCTCTGCGAGGTGACCGTTGCCGTGAGCTGCGCGACCTGGCTTGTGAGGGATTCGATCTTCCCTTCCATGCGCCCTACTGCAGCGCGTCGTCAGGATTTTGAACCTATGCCACCACAAGTGGCGCGATGCTGAAAAGCGGCCGTGGCTGGAGAGCGTGCCGATGATATCGATGCTTGAGGAAAAGAGGTCTGCCCGGAAACCCTACCCGATGTCCTGGGAAGAGCAGGCGATTCTGTTCCCTGAACTGCCGGATCACCTGTTGAGGATGGCCCTCTATAAGGTGAACACGGGGTGCCGGGAACAGGAAGTGTGCAAGTTACGATGGGAGTGGGAAATACGGGTGCCGGATCTGAACACCAGCGTGTTTTTGATACCTGCCGGATTCGGTGGGCGAAGTGATAAAGCTGGGGTAAAGAACGGCGATGAACGCCTGGTGATCTTGAATAGAGTGGCGATGAATATAATCGACAAGCAGCGCGGCCTGCATAAAGACTTGGTGTTCCCCTACGGACAGCCAGATCAATATGGGGCCACTACCATGGACAGAATGAACGACTCCGCCTGGAGGAAGGCCAGGAAGCGCGCGGCGGACAAGTGGGAGGTAGCCAACCAGTCGCCGGCGCATCCAGGGTTCAGGGCATTCCGGATTCACGACCTGAAGCACACCTTTGGCAGAAGGCTACGTGCAGCGGGCGTGACAGAGGAAGATCGGAAAGCACTGTTGGGGCACAAGAACGGCAGCATTACGAGCCACTATTCTACCTCGGAGCTGCAGCACCTGATTGAGGCTGCGAACAAAGTATCGGCAACTGACTCTCGCGGGCCAGCGCTGACTATCTTGAGGAGGAAATCGGGATGATCCCCCGCAAAAGTCCCTATGCATGAAAAAGCCGAACTGGTTAGAGTTCGGCTAAGTCATTGAAAAATATGGTCGGGACGGAGTGATTCGAACACTCGACCCCTAGCACCCCATGCTGGGGACTGTAGCGACCCAAACAATTGTTTTATAAGGATAACGACCTGTTTGGTCACTGGCAAAACATCCGCTTTTTTGTGCTTATGCAAACGGAAACTCGCAGCCTCCAGAGGAGGTTTTGCGCAGTGAGCGACTGATGGCTGGCCTGACCTCTACCGTGAACACCCCCAGGCGCTGATCTGGGCGTTTATATTGCTCCGCCAGAGGCTTCGACATCATTGTGATATCGTTTGAGCAGGACGATATCTAAGGAAACGGATCTTGCCAGCATCTCAGACTCTATGTCCGTATACCAATCTTCCGTTGAGCTCAATCGAGCGAGTCAATGAAGAGCATGTTTTGCCTGTCGCAATTGGTGCGCCGACGAAATTTTCCGTAAAGGCATCCGAGCTGGAAAACAGCAGGATGAATGACCTTATCGACGCCCCTTTTTCTAATGATGCGCTCATTCGGTTTCTCTCCATGAGCCAAGGCGTTGTGTCCAGATCGGGGCCGATTGTCGCTCAGCTTCCCGCCACACTTACCTCTAGTGGGGAAGCGGTGAAACTAGCGCTCTCACAGAATGGACTTGAACTGAAATTTGCGAACCCAGTCGTTACTGATCCAGAAACAGGCAGGGTTACGGGCGTAAGAGGTTTTGGTGATGCCGCCAATGAGCACGCTCAGAGAGTAAAGCGGGACCACGCCAAGAAGAAAATTGCTGTAGAAATCGGCGAGACCATTAGCTCACCGAACCCAGAGGTGCTTGCCTCGTTCAACGGCGATACTTATCTGGTAGAAAAAGAGTTACTGAAAATCGCCTATCTGATGACGGTTTGGTGCTTTGGAGACAGCGCGATTAACTCAGAAAGTGGGGCAATGTATCGCCAAGGGTTAGAAACAAGCCGCGATGAAGATCTTGGCTCAATAGGAATGCGGGGTGGAACTGTAAACATACCTGGTATCTCGTGTGAAAGGGAGACTGGTACCCATGTTCTTTTGTCTGTGATCATAGGTGGAAACCTCATCACATCGGTAAGTCTTTTTGGTGTATTTGCCGCCGTCTACGCGACTCCCGCTGTTGGCATACGCGCAGATGAATATGATGGTTTTTCGATAAAGATAGATCTGTCAACATGTAAGTTTACACAGACCGATGCGATAACGGCTATGTCGGCAAATGTCTCAATGCATATTGTGCCCAGCTCTTGAATCACCGTAACGATCGGCAACCTCCAAAACTGCAGCAGTATGGGCTGGGGAAGTACTTAGACCGCTTGATACGCGGCCTGTAGAGGACACCGGTCTAAAACTCTTGCTGGATTTTTCGCCTGTAAGGTCAATGAATCTACAGTGCCTGAGGTAGTTTTAGACAGCTTAAAACGTATATTTTGCTGCCAGCCGCCTGCGGCTGGGCCAAGGCACGAATGCCTTGAGCTACTCTGCAACGTATGATGTTATAAAACCTTGCGAGTGGTCTGGACACCCCGCTCGTACCACTCACTCACTGGATGAGCCGCCGAGATGCGAGTCGATACCGCATATCATATGAAGAAAAATAGCTTCAGCTTCGAAGATCTGTTCGAGTCACCTCCCATCACCCTCCAAAACGAGATGTGCGCTTACGAGTCTCTATGGATGGGGCAAGGAGCGTGGTTCGCCAACCTGGCAGAGCTTTTCCGGACTAATCCTGGGGCGCTCCCCTCCGAGCTCGTCCCGGAGGAAGAAGTGTCACGCGTACGGGCCATGCTTATCGAGCTCCTTGGTGAGGAACGACTGCGGTCTATTGGAATTCGCGTTAACGGCGCCGGCGAATATCCCAAAAAGTTGCGCGACGCAGACCATCCCGTAGAAGTTCTTTACTACGAAGGCAACTGGGAACTAGTAGAAACGCCGTCCGTAGCGATCGTCGGGACACGTTCACCAAGCGATGAGGGAGCACTCAATGCGGGTCGAATTGCCCACTCCCTCTCCAGAGCCGGCTATACAATCGTTTCTGGGCTTGCCAAGGGCATTGACACAGCGGCCCACACGGCTGCAATGGCAGCCGGTGGAAAGACTATCGCAGTCATCGGCACGCCACTAACTGAGAGCTACCCAAAAGAAAACCGATCCCTCCAGGAGGAAATCGCTAAGCGGTTTCTCGTCATATCTCAAGTCCCTTTTCTTCGATACCAAAATCAGAATTACCGGACGAATCGGCTTTTCTTTCCAGCCCGAAACGTAACGATGTCTGCCATCACCCAGGCGACCATCATCGTCGAGGCGGGAAACACCTCAGGCACATTGGTACAGGCCCGGGCGGCTCTCGCACAAGGCCGCAAACTATTCATTTTAGAAAGCTGCTTTCGAAAGCCAGAGCTGACTTGGCCACAACGCTTTGAAAAGCTTGGGGCCGTAAGAATCAAGAATGTATCTCATCTAATGGAAGAGCTGAATATTGATGCGACTCTCAATTCTTGATCCCGCAAACTTTAGGTTTTTGTCAGTCGATGATAGCTGTGCTCATTACGGTGAATACACATCTGGTGGGGGTTTCGGTGCCAGCGAAACAAATCAGCAAATTTTCAATCTTAAAAAAAGTCCTAATGCCCCCCCTGCTCAACTCCACTGGAAGCTAAGAGCCGTTGCGTATTGGGGTGAGGTCATTCTGACCTCGGCAGGGTTGAATCTGGACGTATGTGCAACGGACGTCACATTCGTTCCGATACCATGCTCGAAACCTGTTGGGCACCCCGAGCATGATGACCGGATGCTTCAAGTTATGAAGTATGTAGCTCAACGAAAAGCTGGCATTGACGTCCGTCCGCTGCTTGCTCAGTCAGCAGCTAGGGATGCTCAGCATCAGGGCAATAGGCTTGATCCAGAAGGCTTGGCCGCAACACTGCAACTAGACAGGACTTATCTTCAGGCGCCCCTACGCCCGTATGTCATCGTGGTGGACGACGTTATAACTCGGGGAGCGAGCTTTGCAGCGGCAAAAAGCATTCTTTCGGGGCTACCTGGTGTCCAAGCTGTTCACGGGATGTTCCTTGCAAAGACTGTGCATGCCCCCCTCGAGTGGCCTGATTTAGACATCGAAGACGCGCTCTAGAATCGACGTCATCCAGGCCGGGACGACACACGACACATCCTTGAAGAAGACAGTGACCCAGGCGCAGCGTTTGCGTGGCCTTCGCCGCCCAGGCCTGGGCTTTGGGCATCGTGATTGCGTAGTAGTGCGTGGCGCCGCCAGTTGGATCTGGCACTCCACCCGACATCACTTGGTCGGCTGCGAGCTGGGCATGGGCGAACTGCGCGGCCAGAATCTGCTTGGCACCGCTCAGGTAGGCGTAGTTCGGGTTGTTCTGGTCCAGCAGCTGAACTGCGATGGTTTCAGGCGCACACCGGCATAGCAATTCCCCCACCAGGGGCGGCCTTGCCGTCGAACACACGGTTGCGGATAGTCCAGGTCACGGCGATATGGCGGCTGGTCCCTAGCCGCGACCTATAAGCCGCTGCGGCCCTGCTCAAATGGTCAGGCGTCGATCTATTCAACTTGGCCAAGCGGCTTATCGCTGCTGGTGATGAAATCAGCGCAGACGAGTTGATGATGATCGCGCTGAGCTACCAGGCGATGGAGGACAAGCTGGCGGGTTATGCGGATGAGGTGAAGGTGGGAAGGATTGTGCGGGAGAGTTGACGCTCCAACAGTAGTGAGAAACGCCTGATAGAGGGTCGTACTGCCGGCGGGGATACCGGTTAACATTGAATGGCCATCATTCATTTTGAAGTGGACGCCCGCCAGGGTATATATCAATGGATTCAGGGACTTAACCATGAAAACGCCTTCCGCACCCGCCACCCCTCCTCAAATTCCTCTCGGAATAGACAAGCAGACAGAGATCGACGGAATCGGAATGGGAGTGCTATCTGACGGCACTCCCTTTTTGAACGGTCGCGGTCTCGCCCGCCTTTGCGGCGTGCACCACTCGGTCATTCAGAGCGTGGGGGCGGACTGGAATACGACGAAGCCTACTGTAAGCCGTATACAGGAAATTCTTGCTACACATGGTCAAGTATATGAAGTTCCGTTTACCGCGATACCAGACAACAAAACAGGCATTGTCCACGCTTGGCCCGACGCCGTATGCCTAGCCGTCCTTGAATATTATGCGTTTGACGCCGGGATTAACAAAAAAGACGAAGCACTAATGAATTTCCGGCTTCTTGCTGGAAAGGCGTTGCAAGACTTCATCTACACCCAGGTAGGTTACGATCCGAGTAACCATGTGCCGGTGCAGTGGAAGCAGTTCCATGATCGTATGTCACTAGTCTACAACGCGGTGCCAGCTGGTTATTTCGGAATATTCAAAGAGATCGCCGATATGGTGGTCCATCTCGGACAAAGCGGAATACACATCGACAGTACATTTGTCCCAGATGGAAGCGTTGGAAGCCACTGGGCGAGGCACTGGAAAGCTGCTGAACTCGAGAACTTCTACGGCGCAAGAATCAAGTATGACCACAATTACCCTGACTACTTTCCTCAGGCGTTGTCGAATCCTCAGGAGTCCAATTGCTACCCAGAATTGGCGTTGGGAGAGTTTCGGCGCTGGTTTCGAGAGGTTTACATAGGTGCTGGGAAGTTTGAAGCGTACCTCAGCACGAAGGTCAAACAAAAGGCGCTGCCCGTTTCAGTAGCCCAGCTTGCGATTTCCGCCTACACGAGCAAGCCTCAGCTCGGGTCCTGAATCATTAGCAAGAGCCCGGCCCAGAGCCGGGCTTCTTGTTTCTTCCCTACCCTGGTCCGCCCATACATTGTGCAGTACTACAAAGCAATGCTCCGGCGTGCTTTACAAGCCTTCTCCACTCGTCACTGCTGATGAGGTCAGCTCGCTCCATCGCGTCAGCCCGCCTCAGCAATTCGAAATATTTATCCTCTGCGTCCATTCGACTCCCGGCAAGTGCAGAAAGCTGGCGCCAAGCTGTCAGGGTCAGTCTTCGCTGCACCTCTTTCATCGGAGCCTCTATCGCGGTTATGGGTGCATTGATCGTAGTCGCAATGGCGAGTATTAAGTCGGACGTTAGACCAATGGTGGCTGTACGCTACGAAACATATTGGTTACCCCGTCTCCTAATGAAGCCCTTAAGTCCGCCCTCCCCATCGCGGGCTTTTCTTGCCTGCGATTTGGAGGGCAGAGACTCGCCCTTCCCGACCTACCCGACGACGGCTATACACGCCCACCTTCATAATGACACGATGACGTCTTGCCTCCGTAAGTAGGAATACAGGATGTTCAGTCACGTAACCGTTGGGACAAACGATCTTGATAAGGCCTCGATCTTCTATGACGCGGTGCTGATCCCCCTGGGGCTCTGCCGCAGGCCTGTGACGCCTGATGGCGGACCACCTTCGGCATGCTGGATTAAGCCAGATAGCGTTCTCCCTCGCTTTTACGTGTACAGCCCTTATGACCGCAATGAAGCCGGAGCAGGGAATGGCAGCATGGTGGCTTTCACCGCACCCTCTCCAAATGCGGTAGACAGCGCCTATGCAGCTGGGCTTCTTGCGGGCGGATCTGATGAAGGTAAACCTGGCCAACGTCCCCACTATGGTGACGGTTACTACGGTGCGTACCTGCGTGATCCAGATGGCAACAAGGTACATATCGCTCATCGTGGAGATTTATACTTGGCGGGGTAGCAGCCGCTCACAGTATTCACGTGACGCCCGCCATCGAGCGAGCTTTTTGTTGTCTGAAATTTGATCCCGTGAAACGTTGCCGCGGGAGGGTTTCTTGTACCTCTAATTCACTAACCGCTGCATGATGCTCGCCACCCAGCAGCGCCAGCATGATTAGAACAACCCACACGAAGAAGCGATCTTGATGATCGCCTCCCCTCATCTCGCCGCCTTCAAGTCCTGGTTCGTTACCGCGGTCCGCTACCAGGGCCACCGCCAGGACCCCCACCAGGCCCGCCACCTTGACCGTGGCCACCGTGACCACCATCGCCACCACCTCCTGGCGGCATAAAAATCCAGCATCCCGACAGAGAAGACAGCAAAGCAACAACTGCTGCAACCTTGACCAATCGATTTAAAGTCATAACTACGCTCTCTATTCAGGAACAGTTGATCCGCGTGACTTATGACAGCTGCAGAATGGGGTACGTCATATTTTTCGTGTAGCGACTTGGTAAGCTTTGTGTTGCAAACGACAAGACCAATCGCAGAAACCAGCCGAGCATGGACATTCTGCTTTTGCGACATCCTTTTCACCTGGCATTTACAGGACGGGGGTCAAACTCACCCTACTCCTTTGAAGAATTCCCTTTAGGCCCGCACATAAGCGGGCCATTTTTTTGTCCGCGGCTATGCTCTCCATTCCCCTTATCGGAGACCAAGCAATGCCCTCTCCCGAATACTCCCTTCCTGATGTCTTGGAACGCATCTACGAAAACCAGCTCGCCCTTGAGGCTGCACTGATGGAGTTGACCTTTCTCGTCGAGCGCCAGGGCCACGTTGATGCCGGCAATAACGTCCGGGGCGCACTACACACCATTGGTGAGAATGCTGGACACATAAAGCAGGGCCTCGCCCGACTGAACCAACAATCTAACGTGTAAGCAAAATCCTGGGAGGCTTCTTAATGGACGATGAATGCGAGGTAATTCATGTTGCAGGATTGGCGCGTATGCTCAGCCGTACCGAGGCGTCAATCAGGGAGGGTCTCTGCCGCCAAGTCTGTTGGTTGCCAAAAAGCTTCAGAATGGGGACCAGGCATTGTTGGTTACGGGACGACGTAATGCAGTTTTTGAAGGACTGCAGGGACGGCAAGATCGAGACCAAGCCAACAAAGGTTGGCAGGAAACGACAGGTGCCGCCCACTCTGAAAAGTATCGGCCGTTGATTAGGAGTGCTGATATGGTCAATTACAAAACGGTGAGGCAGTTTTCGGCCGAAAGCGGTTATACCGAGGCTGCAATCAGAGCAAAGATGTCTGATGGGACTTGGGCTGAGAACCTAGTCTGGCGACACGCTCCGGATAGACGGGTATTGATCGACGTACGCGGGTATGAGACATGGGTAGAAAGCACGATCGCCCCTAAGCGCGTAATCCGCAGACTTTCGCAACTTGTAGTTAGCCAGAAAGAACGAGTCTCTCTAAGTCCTCCTCCTCTGATATGAAGGATGATTTTTAGGCGAGCCAGCGAATTTCATAATGGTAACGCTCAAGGGAGCCCACACAACGGATACTGATGAAGGCCCAGCCTAAGATCACGGCTTCGCGACAATCACTGCGCGGGCCGCATGGTATACATTCACGACAGGCGGCCCGTGGTGCTGACACCAGATCTGGCCAGGGAGTGGCTGGCCCCGGCCACGCCCAAGGAGCGCGCCGAGGAGATGGTGCTGCACCAGGGCGAGCCGGCCGAGGCATTCGAGTGGTTTAAGGTAGACGCGGCAGTTGGTAATACACGAAACAAAGAGCCAGAATTAATCCTTCCTAAGATATAAAAGCCTTATTAGTAGGAGAAATTTTCCGTTAGGAGCGGATGCTTTTCATTGTATCTAGCACTCCCGATCTCGACTAGATGTTGAATCTCAGTTTTGTGTAAAAGCTCGATTTGCAATTCTCCCTCAATAAGGCTTTTTCCTCCGTAAAAAACCAAATCCAATTCCTTCGATACAACCCACCTAGAAACCCCCGCAAAGTCACAAAGATTATCATAAAACCCCCTGACAAATCTTATAGCAGCTAAAGCATGCAAAGTAGTTGTGCCTAAAGTAACCATATCGTAATTCGGAGGCTTACACTTTTCACTTCTAATCAACACACCTTGCAGAACAAAATCTCTTGTAATCTTTGTTATGTGAAGAGAATCAGCGGCGACACGAATGCTCTCACATGCGTGCAGATACAAGTCAAGAGTCGAGATAGAGCTAACACGATCTAGAACCAACACCCCTTTAAGAAACTTCGCTGCCGAAAGTATCGACGCTTCGACCAACCTAAATGCATCCATGTCAACCGCTGGGAGCCCCTTCTCAGGGGTGCCTGAAAAAAAACGGAGGTGTAAGACAGGATGCAGATGATATTCGAACGTCGCAACCCCGAAATAGTCGACTTCATCCATAGCAGCAAAATACGCGAGCATTTCCTTTCTGTGAGTATAAAATGCATCTAAGTTATTTTTAAAACTTACCACCTCAATTTGCTTTGCTGTTTGCTGCGTCGAATGAAATTTTGATATTAATCCAGACAACGGCAACGACAATGACATTATTGCCAGCGGCAGAATACTAATATCAATAAAATTTTTAAAACCTGCCGGCGAAAGTTCGAAGCTATATTTAGGCCAAACCCAAAGACCCAATGAAACTGCTATTGCAACGGGGGTAGAAATAGACAGCCAAAGCAAGCCCTGATGCGCTAGCCCTTGGCTAGTATCGAGTTGCAAAGTTGAATTTACTCTAGACCACCCCCACTCCCCTTTGCCAACAAAACATGCAACCAACATTAATGAAACTAACACTGCCAGCGATATCGTGACCATCAACAATACACCGTCTGCCATGACGTACTCCACACCCTATCAATCTAAGATTTTGGCAATTTCCCACATGATCGCTCACATCCACGTTTTGACGAAGGGATTTCGAGATTCGTCAAGCCACGATCAGTGTCGGATCTTAGATCAAAAAGCGCAGTATTTTTAGGGTGGGAGACTCCTAAAAGGTACTACAGGCGAGTCGTAAATGTGACCAGCGCCCGATCATACTCCTCGGTGCATTTGAGCTATGGCAAGTTCCCGACGTAGGTACCAGCCATCCTTCGGATGGATTCTCCTCTATCCGAAGCAAGTTTATCGGCCGCCCGGTAGTGGCCGGCTGCGGGTAAATCTGAGCTACTCGGTTTCAGCCGTTTTAGCGGCCTCCGCTTCCACGCGCCGTACATCTTCCTCACGTCGAGCTTCAGCTTGTTGTTGAACCTGCCTCCAACGAGATATCTGCCGGTCGATAGCCAGATCATATTCAGCAGGCGTCATCTTATGCTGGGGAAAATCTTGGATTCCGTCCCACGCTATCGGGTCGAGCCGGAGCACGTCGCGGTGCATGGTGTAGCGGAGCTGGTCGTGCAGGATGGACTGCACAAACCCAGGGAACACATCAGGTACCGTATCCGCCGATAGGCCGATCAGCTTAAGCGAGGCGTCGAATGCCGCCGCCTTTGCTGTGAGCGGGGTCTGAACATCCTGAAGCGTTCGGCAATTCTGGACCGACTGATCCACCATCGCGCGCAGCGATAAGCAGTCGATCTGAGCACCCCTGAGTCGTTCACTGTTGTCGCTCAGCAGCTTGGTCAGCGTCTCGTAGACGTGTACCACTGCTCTAGTGGGCGCTTTCGCTGTAGTAGAACCACACGCGGGGCACGCACCTTCCTGTCGCTGTCCGGCCGGGCCGAACCAGCCGCAACTACATGAACACAGAACCTGGCCGTTCAACGGTAGTGGATTCAGCCCGCGAATCGGCTCTCGCTCACCGGGTTTCAAGCGGTCCGGGTCATTGAAAAGTGTCGGGTCTGGAGATTGTCCAGGCATCTGAAATACCTACTGGGTGGGGCCTCACGGCCGGATTGATAGGGATGCGGCCCCTTTACAAGCAGGCCACTTAAATCAACTGGCAAGTTGTTCCCGTTCCTGGGTCAGCTTGGCCAACTCCTGCTGTTTGCGCTCTGCACTCATTCCGCCGAGGCGCACCGCTGCCATTTTGGCATTGATGGACTTCACGGTTGGCTTCGAAGCCGAGGCTGCCAGCGGCTTGGCGGTGTCGCCAGCCTTGAGCCAGGCCTTGAACTCCGGCATTTTCATCTCGGTGACGTCGCCCACGCTCCAGTCCTTGTCGAAGTTTGACTTGTAGGCTTTGATCGCCGCCGCCTGGCTGGTGTAGCCCAGCATGACCTTGTGCTCATCAAACTTGCCTGAGCCTTGGTCTTTCTGGTCCACGACGAACACACGCTGGCTGAAAGGCTCAGGACCGACGTACACGTCAACCTGGTCGCCATCAGCACCGGTGGTGCGCTTGATGTAGCCGTAATGGTCGGACATGGAATGCGACCACTCCTTGCCGTTCGCATCGACGCCTTTCCGCTCAGAACCGCGTGGATTCTCGATGGCGATGTTCAGCCCCCGCAGCTTGATATGCCCCTTGCGATAGTTGCCCGCTTCCTTCTGGGCAGTACTCGGTTCAGGCAGATCGTTGTCCGGAGAGGTAGCGGCACTTCGAGCAGCGAGGTCCAGCGCTTTGGCAGGGGGCAAGGCGGCTTGATCGTCACCAGCCTCCGGCAGAACGTCACCGGGCTTGGCGCCATCCTTGTCGCCATATTGTTCCGCCTGGTCCTCGTGCAGCTTTTCAGCGTACGCATTAGCGCTCTCGGGATTTTTGAACATACCGAGGTGCTTGCCGGTGCGCTGATAAGTCTGGATCGCCTCGTCGTCCGACATGATCCTGCCGTCATCGCTGACTGTGGGAATGAGCACTTCCTTGCCATCGATGCCGATCGACATTGATCGAACGGTACTGATCGAGCCGTCAGCGTTCCTGACCGTGGGCCTGGCGCTCAAATCAATGTTGCCCGCAGTGATTTGCCCTGCCACAGGTGCTGGGGATGTGCGATCAGCCCCTTGAACACCAGCTGCGACTGACGCGCGTGCCGCCTCGGGCGGAGTTGGTTGTTGTTCCGACTCATCGCCGCCCAGGGCCGAAATAACAGCACCCGGTGCAGCTATTTGCGACGGTGCCTCGATCGCGGGCATCGGCTGAACGTCTTGAGCCTTCGCAGCAACTTCGGGCTTAAGCAAGCGGTCAGCCACAGCGTCATCCGAACGAGCATGCAATCGATCACGGGTGCCTTTGTAGCCAGCCGCAATAGTCTTGCCGGTCAACGCCAAGAACCGCCCGCCCAGAAGATCAGCAAGAGCTCCGCCCGCCCTTTCCACCGCTCCGCTTTCATCATCAACTTCGGCCATTCGCCGAGCGGTAGCGCTATTACCGGTTGCTCGTTGACGGAGAGCAGTCGACGCCACTTCCTGATCGAGCAAGGTGTTCCAGTGGTCCCGCGCAGCCTTATTCGGCAACATTGCGCCGATTTTCTCGCGCATGTTCCGTGAGTTCAGATCTCGAACAACATCCGAATAGGTGCTGGTCTTGCTGCCCATTTTGCCGATCACAGACGAAACCGCGCCGGTCGCGAAGCCTTCTCGGTCGGCAGGCGACATTCTACGGAACGTGTCTGCGAACTCCTCGGGACTCATTTTTTGATTGAAGATCAGATCGCGCCCTTTCTCCGTTGCTCCCATATAGCTGGAGTCGTCAGACCAGACTTTCCGCGCTTTGGAATAGGTGGGGCTGTACTCATCCATGATACCGAGCAGCTTGTTTTTGATGTTGATGATGTCGCCTGCCCGGCCCTTCTCCCCCGACCGCATGAACGCGCCAATCTGGTCATCGAGGTTTTTCTTCATGATGTCTAGGTCGCCGGTGCTGGGCACATCCTTGACGGTGAACGTTCCATCGTCGGCCAATTCCACAAACTTTCCGTAGAACGGACGGCCTTGGTTTCCAGCGCGCGTCTTAGCATCACGGAATGCCGTCTGCATAGCCGGGCGGGCCATTAACTCCTCAAGTTCCTTGGTCCAGGGCACCGGTTCTTTGTAAGCCTGCTCGTATAAGGGCGCGGCCGCTTTGGCGCGCTCTTTCATCGTATCTTCAAGGGCACGGTAGGCACTCCGGCGCTGTTCTGGTGTGCCGCCGGCGGCCATATCGTCGGCGACCTTCGACATCGCATCGCCCTCACGCGAGCCCGGTGCAGGCGGCTGCCAAATAGTCATCTCCTTGGAATCGGACATAGCCACCGGTTTGTCACGGCCACGACCTGCGCCGGTCAGCCTGTACAATTGCTCAGCTACGCGATCAGGTTGAGCTGCCTGGCGCTCGTTCAGCGCAGGAATGATCTTGGTGCGCCCAGCACCTGGCGTATTCGCTACACGCTCCAGAAGGCCTGCTACGTTCTCGCCCCCAGCGTCGACGGGCAGAGCGGCCGGGTTTTCTTCACGCATGGCCTGAACCCGGCGCTGCCACTCCTCAAGGCTGATGCCGTCTCGCTCAAGCGCGCGCTGAAGTTGACGGTTTGCCGAGTTCTCTGATGAAGTCAGCGCACGCTTGACGGCGCCGGCGGCTACTGCTGCCGCAGGTAAAGCACCGCCTACAACACCCCCGAGGGCCGCCCCTTCCACTGCGCTAGGAATGCGGTCAGCGAGATCCCCCTGGCCTGATCCCAAGCCATACAACCCGCCGTAAGCCGAACCGGTGGCTGCCGACCGACCAATAACTTGCGCGGTCGTGGGAGCTGCCGCTGCCGAAGCGCGAGCCGCCAGGCCAGGCAAGGCAGTGGTACCGCCGCTGGCAAGCATTGGAACAACACCGCCGACTAATCCGCCGCCGATATTTGCAACCGGATGCTGGTAGCGTGAGGCCGCATCAAGGTTGCGCTCGCCCGCGACGTTCTGGTCATATCGCTCCCGCCAGGTCTTGCCTGGGTTGCCGGTACCGACCAATGGCTCCAGCGTTGCTGCAAGGCCGCCGGAAATTTCGTCAGCAAACCCGAAGGTCAGGCCGTCATTCAGGCCTCGCAAGCCCGCCCGAAAAGCGCCGACCTCTGGTGCCGCAGGCTTCTTTGGTGCGTCCGCGACGGGCGCGCTCATCTTGGCCATCTGGGAGAACACTTCTTGAGCCTGCTCCGGGGTGGCTCCATCGGGCATCTCGAAACGAGCAATACGGCCGTCCGGCATCTCAAACTTTGCGATTGGCATGACTTGCTCCTTATTCGAAGCCGAGGAATTTGGCACCGTGCGGGAGTTCAGCAGGTGATGCCTTCGAGGTTGTTGCTGGCTGACGAGGCTGTGATCCAGCCGAAGGCATACTGAGGCCGCGCTGCTGGTCGACCTGCGGAATGACGGTGCCGATATCCAGTGGCTCAGCACGGGCGTTATGCCGGCGCTGCTGGATCATGTTGGTCTTGAGCTCCATTGCCTTTTCGTTCAGGGCACGGATTTCAGTCAGGCGCTGCTGCACCAGCGCCGGATCGTTGATGTTGGTGATGAGCTCATTCCAGGCCCGCTGGGCGTCACCGTCCGTCTGCACACCAGCATTGAGTCGCAGACTGGCGTTACGTAATTGCTCGAGTGTCGAGTTGAGCGAGCCGTAGTTCCTCGACTCCTCGGTACTCATGCCCATCGCGTTGCGCGCCGCTGCGAGTTTGTTATTGACCGGGCCGAGGTTGAGCTTACCGGATGTGATCTGCTCACCGATTTTCGACAACTGATCGTTCATGGTTGATGCGGCGGCGATCGCCTCCAGATCCTTGTCCTCGGCTTTTTGAACCGGCGCCGCAAGTGGCTTGCTCAGTTGATCTTTCGGGGCCAGCCCCATTTGCTGACCATACCGCAGCGCGGCCTGCCTGTTTTCAGGGGTGTTGAAAACTCCGCTCAGCAGTTTGTAGCCGGACACACGGTCAACCAACTTCTCAATGGGCACCTCGAGCACTTCGTCGTCAGCATCGTTCGCTGTGCCACGATTTTTGGTCATGGGCGCGGTGTATTTCTTCCCGTCATCACCGGTGACTTCAAGCTCAAACACCACCGTGCCCTCGGTTTGGCCGGGCATCACCTGAACAATGCGTTTTTTGCCGCCGCCCCCCTTCTGGATGTCAGGACCGAACACCCGATTTACAGCATCCAAGGCTTCCGGGGCATTGGAGTTGAGCTCTCCGGTGAATACTTTGCCGGCGGTGGCCACGTCGTCTTGCATCGCGGGAGAAAGGACGTGCCGGGGGTCCATCCATGGGTTGCGCTTGAAGACTTCGAGGTCGTTGTCATCCAGGTCACCGCCGGCGGCGATTTTGGCATAAGCCGATTTCGCTGTGAGCGCATCCTGCTGTTGCATCTCCGCTTTGTCCTGCCGGCCGATCTGGCGGGTCAGCTGCTGTTGCTGAAGGTCAAAGCGCTGATCCTCGCGCTGCATCCTCGCCGCCGCCTGCCGTTGGCCGGCCACCTGAAGGCCGTAGGTTGCCTGGAATTGGCGATCCTGGCGCGCAGCGTTATCGGCATCGCGCTGGTGGAGGTACTGACGCTGGGCCTGGGTGTCAGTGTAGTTTCGCTGATCAGTTTCCCGTCGATATGCCAAATCGTCTTTGCGCAGGCCCATTTCCTGTTGCTGGATCTCGCGACCGTATTGCCGGTCCTCTGCCTGTTGAGCGAGTTGAGCCTGCTGGAGTGCTCGCTGGTCCTTCTGCGCGAGGAGATTGCTTACCAGGCCAAAGCCCTGGGTGAAGCCATCCATTCCGCCACGGGTATCTAATCCGCCTGCCATTGTTGTCTCCCGACAATAGTATTTCCCGGACATCACTCGGCAGGATGACTGCTGTAGTCCAATGAAAAAGGTTGTTTATGTTCACCGCTCCAGTTCATGCGAGCGGTTTAAAGCGAGTGAATCGATGCTTCCGCGCACATCCTCTACCCGCTCCGTAACCTGATCTAATCGCTCTACATTCAAGTCTGAGGCAACCCTGATCAGCTTAGGCAGATCTTTCCTCAGCAGCTGCACCGCCTGACGGAGCAGCAAGTAAATGAGCAGAAGCAAGATGGCGATAAACCAAAGCGCAAGTTCCATGAGCGATTCTCAAAGAAATAAAAATTTGAGTGTAGCGCAGCCATCTACATAAACGACCCAGCGATGTAGCCAATCCCCGCTCCGATTGCCGTACCAACAGGGCCAAAAGCTGAGCCCACCATGGCGCCTGTTGTAGCCATGCCTACCTGGCTGGATTGAGTATTGGCCTTGGCCTGCTGATTCATTTGGTCCTCGGCTATCTTGGCTTGCTGTTGCTGTTGAGACACCTGCGAGAGGCCTTGCATAGCTTCTCCCTGCATTTCCTGCTTAAGACCAATCAGTCCATATCCCATAATTTAACTCCCCGGCTTCAATCCGCTGAGGCCCATCCCGCCGGCCATGATTTGCTCTTGCAGGTCGCGCGCCGAAACGCGGGCGTTGTTGCTCGCATCCACAGTTGCAGATGCTCGGCCAAGTTGCATCTTCCGGTCCTGGGCGGCCTGCTGCGCGGGTGACAGCATCAAGCCCATTCCCTGCTGCTGCATTTGCAAACCCTGGGCCGCGCTATCAAAGCTTTTATTTACCGAATCGGTGGCGGTTGCAGCCTGCTCGCCTGCGAAAGATTCGCTGGTGGCGATGTTGGCCAGCTTGTCGACGTAGGGCTGAAAACGAGCTTTCCAATCGTCCCACTGGGAGCGACTCAGTTGGCCCAGCACCGTGGAAGCACCTTGTTTTCCAGCGAACGCTGCATTCGGATCGACGTAGTAAGGCATTAGGCATACCCCCCAAAATTGGCGGCGCCGTTGGCGCTGTCGTAAATATTCCCGCTCAGCCCTTTAGGATTGAGGACGGTTGAGTTGGCAACATTTGTTTTGGCTGGGGCCATGTTGTTAAGCCCGTAGGCTGCTCCGCCAGCAACAGCTCCCATAGCGGCACCTGCAAGTTGCAGGTTTGCAGACTTGCGATTGAAATTCGTAAACGCTGCGGACTGGGCGTCTTGAGCAGCTTGGTTGGCGACGGTGTTGAGGCCCGCCTGTGCTTGGGACGATTGCCCTTGGCCGATGGCTGCCACACTGCTGAGCCCGGCGATTTTCTGCCCTGTCTGTTCGAACTGTGCACGAGCCATGGTATCGCCGCCCGCCGCCCCCACGCTTGCGGCCAGATCGGCCTGGGCACCGACAGAGCGGCCGCTGTTTGGATTCAGGCCGTACTGCTGGGCCATGCCTTGGTCGACCTGCTTCAGGCCCGACGACAGTGCTTGTTGAGTTCCCGCGTTCGCCTTGCCGCGGACGTAGGCCATGCTGCCGGCCGAATCCATGTCATCCACGCGCTTCATGTACGCGTTTTCAACCGGCGCCAACCTTTCCTGGGCGTAGTTCCACTTTTCCGCAGCCACTTGAGCGGCATACTTCTGTTCGGGCGTGTCCTGTATCGAATTATCGGTTTTTCCACCACCGCCACTCATTGTGCACCTCCCTTGATCAATTCCTGGTTGTAGGCGGAAAAGGTCTCGTCGTGGAAAAACCGACGTATGCCGGCGGAAACCTGGGCCATCCAGGCGCTCCCGCCGATGAGGTAGGCGCATTGCACCACCAGACCGGTGAGCTGATCCCGCAAGACAAAGGCCAAGCTACGACCGTGGTGGTCCCCTTCTCTCTCCAGGGTGACGCTGTCGCGCCAGTCTTGCAGTGCCCCTGCCATCAGCGGGCGAACGAAGTGTTCGAAGTGGCGGTAGAACGGATTGATGGGCAGCTCAATCAGCGCGAGCCAGAACGCCTGGTAGACGTCGTTGGGGGTCAGAGGTTTATCACCGTCCACGATGTCATCCAGGGTCTGCGAGATAGAGAACAGCGTCTCGCAAAATAAGATTGCATCAGGGTTGCCCTTGAGTACCCGGGCGAGCAATTGCTCTTGTGTTTCGATCATTGATAAGCCCTCACGCGAAAAGTCGTGTCAGATCCGCCTGACGCAATTTGATCGTTGCGTCCTGGCCGGTGCCGGATTTGAAAATGATGGACAGCCGAAGCTTGAGGCTGGTGGGCACTTCCGACAGGGCAAGCGTCTGCGTGACAAGCGTGCCGGCAATGGTCCCGATTGGCATTGCGTGATTTAGCTCCTGGTTCTGCCCGATCTGGGCAACGGTGGTGCCGCTCGCTCCCACAGCGACGATTTGGAGGGCCACCTGCAGCACGCTGGTATTCACGCTGATGAACTCCCAACCAGCCACCGCACTCAGGCGTTGACCCACTGCGAGTTTCGAGACGTCCACCGACTGTTCTAAAGTCAGCGTCGGTGTGGTGCCGCTCGGCATACCGGTAATCCGCAGAACCTGTTTGAATCCAAAATCTGCCGCCTCCTTTGAAGCGGCCACGGCCAGGCCGTTGAGGTCCGACCCCAGCAACGTGCAGGATGAAGCCAACTGTCCGGTGGCATTGCTGCCGCCACCCAGCACACCGTTGGTACCGATTAGAAGCGAGTTAGGAATCAAGCTGCCGCCGGGAACCAGCGCCGCGTCGTAAGCAACGTTCGCGGTTGGGAGCACTGCCGGAAAGGTGAATAGGCGTTTCAATGCCTCAGCGACCTTGCGGCCTATGATTCGCGCGCCTGCCGCAGTGGGATGGAGACCATCACCTGTAAGTCCGCCCAAAGGCCAGAAATTCGAACCGGAAGCTGGGTCAACCATTTCGTCCCAGGGGTTCACCACCACCACGCCCAGGCTGGGTGCAACGTTCAAATACCAGTTATGGACTGCAAAATGGTTCGCGGTCTGCTGCGCAGGGAGCCCAACATTAGCGCCCATTACTGGCGTTTCAGCAATGGCAATGACTATCTTGCCCCGCTTGATCAACGCCGAGTACATGTACTCCAGATTTCGAATCGTCTGTTCCAGCGTCATGCCTTTGATCCGGTCGTTTCCGGTACCAAAATGCACCATCACGTCAAAGGAATTGCTGTTTGCGATTACATCGGTTTGCAGCCTTGCCAGCATTTGCGAAGTGGTGTTGCCGTCGATCCCTTTGTTCAGGGACAGCGGAAACGCGGCAAGGCCGCCCGTTTCAGAGACAGCCCAGTCGGCAAAGCCTACGTTGCCCTTGGTGCACTGAAACGCGCGGCTATCACCGAGCACCAGCACATCGGTGAGCAAGGGCTTGTAGAGGCGAGCCAGCGCCTTCTGCACGGCACCATCAGCCAAATTGCCCTGGTCCGCTGTCGCCGCCCCGATATCGCCGGGGGTAACTGTAAGTTTACCGTTCTCATCCGGTACAACGTCATTGAGCCTCTTGACCGTTCCGGCCCCGCCACCAACGCCGCCGCCGGAACCCGCGATAACTGCGAGCCTGGCCGGGCATGCGGCCATGGTGACCGTGCCATACCGGTCAGTAAGCGGATAATTGCCGTCTTTGTTCGGCCCGCCGTTGGCTGAACCCGTGGCCCAGTCTGCGAACTCCGCGAGGCTCACCTGCCGATCCTTCAGGAACTCCTCGACCTTCTCGAGGAGGTCGCGCACGTTCTGAGCGGTAGCAAATCGGAGCAGGACATACGGCGCACCATTGACGGCCACCGCCGGGCCCGCGTCGAGTGTCAGACGGTTGTCAGACTCGACCGTCACCAGTTCGAAGCATTGGCCGCTCGGGATCAGGAGCACGTCGCCCCTGGCGGCGTTGGATAGCCACGCTGTACCGGCGCCGGTCGCAATTACTGCGCCCGCAGCGATACTGACCGTGCCAGCGCGGTAGATATGAGTCGTAGCCATGATTTTTCCTGAAGAGTTTACGCAGGGCCGGGGCCGGTCGGCAGGACAACGCCCTGCTCGACCGGCCTTCTGGTTTCGATGAAGAGGAATGGCATATGAATCAGCGTGCCAGAACGGCCAGTAAGGATGAGCCGCTGCACGGGCTCGCCAATCAGGCCTGGAATAATCATCCTGCTACCAGCTACCTCACCGTTGTAGCGCATGTAGTAGCCCGTTCCGATAGAGCTGATCAGCATCCACTCGTTCCGCGCGCCGAAAGTATCCGAACCGTTCCAAGCCTCGAGGTATTGGTCGTTGAGCACCTGGTCGCGGTGACTGTAGTTCCAGACGCCATTGGATCGCTTGTAGCTGACTGCATTGTTTCCAGAGTCGAACACCACCGTTGACGACCCTGGCGCCCAAACTCGCACGCCGTGGGTTTCGCCGCTGATATACCCGCCGGAGAACACCACCAGGAACTCGCACATATAGGCCCGCATAAGCGGATACAGCTGCGCGGTGTTCTGCGGGTTGCCCGGAAGGTTCGTGATGGTGAACACCACCACCATACCGGTCCATGCGCCTGGCGCGCCCTTAGCGGCAACGTAGCCGATGACGGTGCTAACCTGCGAGGCGACGTTGCGTGGCCTGGCGAACACCAGCGGCGGCGTGGGACTGGTTGATACGCCGTAAAACGTGTATTCCAGGAAGATCGCCACCGGCGGGATGCCATCCTTTTCCTTGTAGAGGCGGATGTCAGTCCAGCCGGCGTTATCGACGTGCCCAGCGCTCTCGCCGACCGCGATGAAGATCGGATTGTTCTCATCGACGGCGAGGTTACCCCAGTCGTTTTTAATCCTGAATCCGATGCTCATGAAGAAATCCCGAGGATCAGAAAGCAGGACACGGGCGCTGCGGACCATGTCAGCGTATTGCCGTCCGCACTGATCACCACAAGTGGCACAGGAGAGAACCCCACGTTTTCAGCAGGCATCAGGCTGATATCCAGTTTGAAGCCCGCATACTGCGTCAGATCCAAGCTACCACCGGCGTTGCTCTGCGTTCGGATCGACTCCATTTTTCGGATTGTTCGAACCGTGCTATCGAACGTGACCTGCTGATTCGCATCACGGCATCGAATGATCGACGTCATACCATCATCTCCCCGATTTCAATGCGCAGGCCGCCGGCGGCGTCGTACCAGTGTTGGTATTGGTCCGTCATGACCATGCGCGTCCCACCCACGAGCCCGTTCATGAATATCCCAGCCTGCGGGTCGATCACGAACCGTGGCAGCCCGCCGGCACCTATCTGCGAGCTCACCAACTGCCCGTAAATCTGGCCGAAACCGATAGTGATGCTCGCCACGTCAATGGCGTCGGCGCGCAGCTGGCCGCCAATCGTGGTAATCGGCGTGAATCCGTCATTGGCAGTCAGCTTGCCAATGCTAATCGGGCCGATCTGCGCTTGCTGGATGGATGCCTCTTTCACCAGCAGTGTGTTGATGTAGACCCGCTCGTTATCCACCATAAATGGGTTCACGTAGTTCGGGCCGTGAGCACCTGGTGTGGCGAGCCAGAAGCGGTTGGCCAAGATGGAAAAGTCAGCCACCTGACCATTGTTATAAGCGCCGAAGCCACTGATAAGCCCGTTTACGTCGAGCCGGAGCGTGTATTGAGCAGACAGCCCCTCAAGCGCCGAGGAATGCGTGCTGAGGGTTTGCTCGATAGCTGCTGACTGGTCGTTCAAGTTGCTTTGTAATGTGGTGATAGCCCGGGTGGTCGCCTCGAACTCGTTGACGATGGCCTGCTGATCCTGAACGTATATCGCATCGGTGTTATCCATCCGCGCGACCAGGCTCATCATGTTGCGGACCTGGGTTTCCAAAGCACTTGCAAAGGTCTCGCTATAACCGGTCAGCACCGCCTCAGCTGTCTCAAGGCGGGATGACATGCCGTTCAGTGCCTGGGTTGCGGCGTCCTGCAGGGTGATACGTGCCGAGCGCTCACCGACGATATCGGCCTGGGCCTTACCGACGCTGACCTGCATCAGGTCGATTTGATGGGCGATTGCCTGCTGATCGGAGGTAATGACTTCCTGCAACTGCGTGATAGCCGCCTTCACGTCTTCGCCAGTCTGCACCCGGATATCGGTGATTTGCCGGCGGATCTGGACGTTGTCGTCATCGCGCAGGAATCGCTCAGCGGACGTCAGAAGCCTCGCCGACTGCGCTGCCGCATCCAGCATTGCTATCGTCTGATTCAGCCCTTCCAAATCGATGGCTTTCGCCAGCGCTTTCGCAAGCTCGCTCTGACTGGTCTGGCTGGTGATCAGCTTGAGCAGATACTCGATATCGAGCTGCGCCTCGATGGCGGTGCCGGCCGGGCTGTTAGGAGGCCCCTCAATGCCCGAGGTGGAAACCCAGGTGATCCAGTAGAAATACACTTTCCCTTTCTTGGGATCGTTGGGGTCTACCGCATCGCCTCGAATTGGGTCGCTGTACATCATGCCCGTGGCGCGACTGATCTGCGTCGCCTGACCGAAGTTGTCGGTTTCACTGCGGTAAATGTTGGTCAGCGAGTGGTTTCGATAGAGCTTGTAGGGGTTATCCCAGGTCAGGGTGTTCATGCCGAACACACCAGCACCTTGGAACCCCACAGGGGCAGGCGGTATTGCCCGGTCCGGCACGCCAGGGCTTGGAACCAATCCGCCGTTACCACCTGGCTTCCAGCCTGGCCGGAGCGTGAACGCACCGCTTTCCAGCAAATCCCGGTAGGTCAGCTTCTTGTCGAGGCCATTCCCGCGATTCCCCTCGCCCGTCTCAATGATCTCAGTCAGAGCACTGAAAAACGGGCGCAACTCCGCCGAAACCTTGCTGCTGGGTGCAGGAAGGCTTGAGCGTTTTGTCGTCATTAGGTCAACTCAGAGGGTGTGTTCGCAATTTGGATAGAGAAAACTTCGGTCGAGCCGGACGCTTCCACCTGCCATTCGCGCGCATCCGCGAAACCCGGCGGCAGCCTGAACATCTGGTTGCTGCCAATTTCGGCGTCGAGCGCAGTGATGCCATCGGCGAACACCCGAAACTGGACCGGAAACGCCGCCGCCACCACCTTTCCGCAGCTGAAATTCGCCGAACCAGGTGGAAACTCGAATACCTTCGAGCGCCATCGGTAGGTCATCGGCGGCCCGCCTCGCCACTTGGCAATCGTGCTGCCCTGGATCAGATACAGCGTGGAGGCCGCAATGTCGTAGTAGGAGTTGGCCGCCTGGGCGTCAATGAACTCAATACCCTCGCCCGGGGCCAGGGCAAAGCACCCGCCATCGTAAAAGGCCAGATACCGGCCTTCGTATCGGCAGGCATGGATCGATGCGGGATTCAGCGCTTGCCACTGCTCCGGCGTTAGCACCCCGTCGGTGATCAGCTGCGGCTCCCCGCCGGACACCGCCACCAGCCCCTCAGTCGACGCATAGACTACGTACTCGCCCATATCGACCACCGACCCCCTGGACACGCATACACGGTCTGCATCCGGGTCAGCAGCGCTCATCGCCGCAGGCGTTGTGCCGGTGACCAGTCGCGGACGTCCGGTGGTGGCAACCACCAGCCCGGCGGTGGTGACGCCGATCCCGACTATTTTGTCAGGAAAGGAAATTTGGTAATCAACCGGCCAGGCGTGCGGGTGATACGGCTCGCAAAAGCACAGCGTGTTGTCGAAGAATCCGGCAAATATGCCGTTTGGCATCTCGACCAGGCCGACCATCGCCGGATCTGGCATATCCCAGGTGAGCGACGGGCAGGCAATACCCAGCTCATCGCTGTTCACGTCGTCCACCCAACTGCCCTGGGCCACAGGGAAGTCAGCCAAATACAGGAATTCACCGCCGCTTTCCGACCGGTAGAGCCGCTTGGTGACGATGTTGTACGGACCGTTGGGCGACGGCGGCAGTTGAACGTTGACTTTCCCAGGCAGCTGGTCGCCCGCGCCGTCCCAGCGGTTGATGATGTTCGACGCAGGGCTGGGCGGCCCCTCTTCGCCATAGGCTGAGACATAGGTCACCACATACGTCGCGCCCACGGTGGTGGTGGGCGGTGCTTCACCGCCGGCTGGCTCTGTCACCAATGGCGCGCTGACCGGAGCAGGGATGCCCAGCCGATAAAACCCGGATGGGTATGGTCCAGCGCCCTGAGTGGCGATACCGATGGGGGCCATCTTGGGAAACGAGTCGCCGGTCCAGTACACCCGCGACCAAGCATCCTTCGCCAGCGGGCTTTTTGCTGCATTGACCTGCTGACCATCGCCCCAGGCAAACCAGAACCCGGCGCCGTTGTTACCGAATGGGTACCGGTAGATAGATGACGGATTGATCACGCCGCCAATCCCAAGCACGGGCAGCGGCGCGTTCTCAGCCCGCAGCGACCCCTTGCGCAGGTTCACGTTGCGGGCCGCCTGGGCGTTGGTCGGCTGCAAAAGACGCGGAGTCAGTGCCGGCAGCTCGCCCTTGAAAGACGTGATCGCAATCGATGTCATGGAAACCTCGGTGTTTTCATCCTTATGCTGCCGGACTGGTGGCCGGCGAGCGCCTCAGATCGGGCATTTGTGCAGAGGGCATAGAACGCTGCCTGATCCATCAGGGCGCGCTGCATGTCGGACCAGGGTTTCTCGGGCATCTTGCGCAGCCAGTACTGTGCGCCGAGCATCAACGCCTCACAGTAACGGTCCAGCAGCCAGTCCGGGGGCACCGCCACAGTGGAGCCAAACGTGGGCCGCACGACCACATCAGCGGTCAGCCCCGAAGGGCCACCGGTGACAATGACACTGTCCGGCGAAGGCTGGAACACTTGGTAATGTGCAGGCCGACCATCCTGATACAGCGCCTGGATGCGGATCGGCTCAAGGCCTGGCCCGGCGGTGATCTGCTGCTCACCATCGGACAGCTGGATTCTGACTTTCCAAGCCGGCACCTCTGTGCACAGCTCGCGCAGCGCCCAGGCCACACCGTCACGGATAGAGGCGATTACCACCCCCGGCACGTTTGGCAGGATCTGGTCGACCAGCTGGCTCACGTTCATTGCTGCGGTACCTGTTGTTGGGATGTGGCGGCGACCGGCAGAGGGCCAAGCATGCGATCTGTCTGCACTTTCATGCCCAGGGCAGCCTGGAACATCTGGAAGTGCATCGTTGCGCGGTTGAGGTTGGCCGCGTGTTCGGCGTCTTTCGCGTAGGCTCTGGAGAGGATGTAATCCACCAGCACCGGCGCAAACGAGTCATCGAGGCGGATCTTTTCAGCGGCCGAGTCGGTGGCCATCGCCTGGGCGTGCGGGTCTGGCACCGACGAGTAAATGATCTCGAGCTTGCTGGTGTCCATCGCCGGCGGGTAGACATAAAACTGACGCGGTGCCGCTTCGTCGAAGATGTATTGCTCGATCTCTTCAACCTGTTGCTCGGCGTGCCACCGGCGCCTGGTTGAATCGATGGCGCCCCGGGTCGTGAGAATCACGCTCAGCCCACCGCCCGCGGGGGTGATGTTGCGCACCACTTCCAGCAGGCGCAGGCCGCCCTCGGGGATGGATTGCCTGGTGCCCGGGGCGCAAGTAATTTCGGCCGTGACGGAACTGGCATTGGGCTTGATGTTGCAAATTGCCGCATACCCTTCATTCAGCCAATCCAGCAGCTCGGTGTTTGCCCACCGGGTGCCGTTGGAAGTGACTTCCTGCAGGATCTTTTTGGCGCGGGTCAGGATGTTGCCTACAGTCGTCACGGCCACGTTTTACACCTCTTGCATGTAGGAGAGTTTCGCCAGCTCGGTAGTCCATACGAACTCGCAGCCGGTCCTGGTGTTGCGCAGCAGACGATTGCCGGTGACCGGCGCCTGGCGTTCATGATCATCGTCAACGTCTTCGAGATCAGGCGCCTGGGCCTCGCGTAAAGCAGAGTCTGTTGGTGGGTCGCCTCCTACCAACTTCATGTTGATACCGGGGATGCTCATCTCATCGACGAGCGCCTGCGGGATGTACAGCTGGCCGTCTTCGCCATTTAAGGTGACCGGCCCGATGTGACGCCCGGGGCCTGGGTCGGCAGCTACCTGCACGGTTTCAACAGCAGCACTATGAGCAGCGGTATCGTCGACGGGTGCTTGTTCGCCCGCCACAGCCTTATCAGTGCCGTCATCCGATGTTTTGTCCACCGTGGTGTCAGTACCGGCGTCAGGATCTCCGGTAGTCTTTGGATCAGCGAGGCTGGCAGTGCCGGCATTGCCTGGCTCCAGATCAGGGTTCGGCGCGTTTTCGTCGTCGGCTTCATCAGCCAGGGCCTTTTCGAGCCCTGCGAGCAATTCGGAGCGTAGTGTGTCCTCGCTCTTGCGTTGGTCAGCCTTCAAGCCCAGATCTTTGAGCATTTCGAGCAAACCGTCTTTGTCGGCTGTTTTTGCCTTATCAATCAATTCGCGAATCATGATTTTCTCCGAGGAAAGCAAAAAGCGGCCTGGTGGCCGCTTATGGGGTGGAGATGATGGTGATCAGCGGCTGCAGTACAGGTTGCCGATCGCTTTCGGGTCGATGACGCCGGAACCGAACACGTTCAAACCACGAACGAGTTTGCCGAAGTCGTTCGGGTTCGGCAGGGTTTCCATCTTGGTCATCTGGCTGGCAAAGGTGAGGCCTTTCTTGTGACCGAACATCACGTTGCTCGCCCGCTTTGCCGCGACCGCATCGTCCACTGCGGTGGTGTTGTTGCTGATGTACACCGTGAAGCGATCGAGCATGCCGACCTTGCCGTTGCGGAAGACCGAAGTGGCATCACCCATGATGCTCGCATCACGCAGATCAGACTTCTTCAGCATGCCGTTCATCCAGGCAGGCAGCACTACCCAGCGGCCTTGCTCGGGTACGTTTTGCTCGTCGAGAACGGTGCCGCAGTCCACCAACACATCCAGGATGTTGTCCTTGGTGATCTGCACAGGCGCGCCAGCTTTGCCGAGGTTGATGCCGCCGGACTTGGCGCCGGCGTTGTCGCCGCGGTTGGCCGCTGCAGCGTCGGCGTAGTGGCGGTTCAGCAGTTGGGTGTCGATAGCCACCTTCATCTGCTCACCGCCGTCGGTGCTGAACTCGTCCATGAGTTTGATATCGGCCTGGTAAGCATCGACGTCGTTCACCTCGAACGCGAAGTACTTGCCCTGGTCAATCTGCAGCGTGACTTTGTCGCTGACCGGCTTTTCGTAGACCACACCGCCGCCGATTTTGTAGTCCTTGATGACGATCGACGGCACGGTGCGGATGTTGATGGTGTCGCCCTGGTTCTTGATTTCGCCTTCGTAGTCGGTGTTAGCGATTTCACCGAAAACAGTAGCGGCGTACAGCTTCTGCACCAGCTTGCCCGACCACAGCGCAGGGATGAAACCCGATGCACTGGACGAGCTGTAGTCTGGATGCCCTGCGGCGCGTACTGGACCTGCCATGGTGTAGCTCCTATTTCCTGACGCCTCGCGGCGTTACAGAGCGCGTGCTATCGCGAAATGCGACCGTTTGCTACCGCGTCTGAGATTTCCTGTTCAATCGCAGTCGCCTCGGCTTTCGTGTACCGCTTGCCCAGTGCCACATCCTTGTAGAACTCGTTGATTTCAGCATTGCTCCACCACTTACCCTCCGCCGGTGGCGTAGGATCGGTGCGAGTGGAGCGCGGCTGAACGTTTTCCGGTGGGATGGTGCGATCTGGGTTCGGTGCTGCCGGTGCGGGCTGCGCGTCTTTGAAGGCCTGGAACAGCGCGGCGGCGCGGTATGCGTCGTTGGCTGTCTGGGCCTCGATCAAAAGCTGCTGCCGCTCTTTGCCGGTGAACGTGTCCATGTGGCTGAGCCACTCATGGAACGTGGGCAATCCGTTGATCTCAACTGCGTCAGGAACGCGCTGAATCAGTTGCCGGAAGAACTCTTCCTGCGCTTGCTCGGCTTTTTCCTGCTCACTTTTCTGGGTTTTATGCTTCAGCCCCTCGAGTTCGGTTTTGATCGACTCCAGTTCCGCGGGATTGGCGCCAGAAGCCTGGCCACCAGCTACTCGCTGGATAAGTGCTATGAGGTCCGGCCCGTAGCTCTCAATTTCCTCGGGGGTCAGATCCGACACTGCGCGTTGCACCGCATTGCCTGCGGGCTGCTGCGCTTTCGTCAGTTCTGCGGTCAGTCGGGACACCTCCTGTTGCAACGCGGGTACTTCAGCGTTGTATTTCCCTTGCATGACCTTGAAGCGTTGCTCCCAGTAATCAGCACCGTCGTTTCGGGCGGCGGGGGCCGGGTCCGTTTGGGCGGGTGCTTGTTGGTCTGAGATCACCGGCGCATTTGGATCTGCTGCCGGAGCCGCATCTGGTGCGGGGTTCTCGGCAGGCTTATTCAGCGCTTCCTGAATAGCCGTTGCTTCATCGATTTGCGCCTGTACGTTGCGGGGTAGCGTGCTCATTGATCGTGTTCTCCTTGGGTAGAGCCGGCAGGTCCGGGCTTCTGGGTGTGCTACTGGTTCCGGGCACTTGGCCGAATGACCGGAGAGTGGCCACAAAAAAACCGCCTCAAGTTGGGCGGCTTTTTCTGTAGCTACTGGATAGGCCGCGAGGTGCTTGCCTGGATTCGCTCAAGCATCTCGCGGGATTCTTCAAACGTCTTGATCAGCTCCCTGGCCAGGCTCGCCCTGCCCTGGGCCCTGAATAAACCCTCCAGGTTGTTCACTCCCTCCAGGCTCTGCTGCGCCTCCATCAAATGGCTGCTCAGTATCTCCTTGAGGTGCATCCATTCCGGGCAGTTGGTCAGGTTGACCAGGGCTTGCCACTGTTGGTTGCTGGGTTTCATTGGCTCCGCCACCTGCATGTTGAAGTTGGGCGACCACGGCACCGTTGCTCATACCGAGGCGCTGGGCCTCAGCACGGGTTTTCTCGGCCTTCGCGGTCAGTTCAGCTGTTTGGGCAGCGGTTTTCTCGGTTTCAGCTTCGACCTGCTGCCCCACCGCAGCGGCTTGCTGTTGCTGCTGTTGAGCCTGCTGCGCCTGCTGCTGCTCCTCCCGGGCCTTCATCTCGGCTTTCGTCGGGATCAGCCCTGGCATATCCAAGCTTTCGGCGACCTTGCGCAAGATTGCGGCCCTACCTTCAAGGCCGAGGATCTGCATGTCGGTCGGGTTGTTGGTGAAGCTCAGGAACTGAGTGCGCGCGTTCAGCGTTTGCTCGCGCTGTAGCATCGCGTTTGCGCCCCGGGCCACGACTTTGCGGTCGCCCTTGATGGCGTTGTTATCGGAGTACCGCATGTTGAACAACCACAGCGCTTCGATGACACGGCGAACCACTCCACGGTCGATGTGGCGGATCGCGTCCTTGATACCCTTGTTGGCCGACTCCATCAGCATCGACAGACCGCTGGCTGTGTTGCCTGCGCCACCGACTTTTTCGGCGCCGTAGATGTATCGCGGGATATTCGTCGCGTCGTCCGCGCGCTTCTCCCATGAGTCATAGACCGCTTGAAGCTCACCAGCCATGCTGACCGGCTGGTAAAAGCGAATCACCGGTGACGTCGCACCTCCCTGCAGTCCTGCCGTCTGGCCGCTTTTCACCCGCCAGCGTTTCAGCGGATACATCTCGTTTGGGTTTTCACCCGGCTGCAAGCGGTCTTCATCGACTTCCACCTGCGGGCCGCTGGCAAACGCCATGTTGTTGGCCTGTGCCCGGGCTGTTGAGCCGCAGAAGTCCTGCACATCACTCATCAACTCAGGAATCGACATCCCCCAGAACGAGCCAGGCACGATCTGGAACGACGCCTTGTGATATGGCCGGCCGCCCAGAGGGTTGCGGTTGAACACGCACCGGATAACGTGATTGCCGATCAGGATCGCATCAACCTGGTACTCATCAAGCACGTCCGGCACCTGGGATGGATCAATGCCCCACTGCAGTAGCATCAGCCCCTGGGCACCGCCCCAATAGTGCAGCCCCTCGATGGTTTCCCCGTTATTGATCATCCAGTCGCCGGCCTTGTCCTCAAGCCGCGCGCGCTGCGAATCAGTTGCGAGCCACTCACGCAGGCCGCCTTGACCATGCTCGGCAAGCACGGCGCGAACCGCGTTGTCGCTGTAGCCGGGAACACCGGTTAGCGCGTTGAGACGCGACCGTGTATAGCGTTCGCGCTCAATGATGAATGCACCGTCATCGGTGTTCGTCGAATCTGGCGAAGGATAGATGTCGAAGGGCGAAACCCGGTGAAACAGGGGTTGAATCTCCTCCGTTTCGATCATCTGCCAGTTTTGACCCCAAGCAATCTGCGGCACACGTTGAAGCAATGGCCCTTTAACAAATGCCGCCGGGTAGATGGTGAAGTCGTCGATGAACTCCTCGAGCGCAGTTTCCCAACCGCCCTCGGCCAACTGGTCGGCGATAAGCGTTTCATGCGCCTCGCTCGCCTCCTTCGCCTTCTCTTGGATGAGCTCACGCAGCTTCGCTTCCAGCTCGGCTGGGTCAGGCATCGTCTGTGGCGGCGCATCTTGCCCCTGTTCCCCCTGCTGGGTCTGCTGGGCCTGCATCATCTGCTGGGCGAGCTGCTGCTGAAATGCAGCAAGAAACTCGGGCGGGATATCCGCCACCGGCGTTGGATCTAGCCCCCATGGGTGACCGTTGACCGGGATCAGGATGTCACGAATCCAGGAGGCGCCCGCGCGGCACTTGGTGGTGGTCAGCTTGGGATAAATCTCACTGCCGCCAGCTTCCCGGATCGCTTGGAGTTTCGTCTCCTCATGCTTTCCTTTCTGGCGCCGCGCGCAGTCCAGCAGCCGATCATCGATTTCACGCTTGGCGTTTTTGGCAGAATCGAAGCACCGACGGATGTGCGCCGCCAAAGACGATTGCACCTGTAGAGCGCGCCGGCTTTGCAGCGCCTGCTCCTCAGCGGCGACTTCATCAGCATGCAGGTCTGCGGCGCTCCTGAATTGCAGCAAACCTAATTCAGCCATGGATCATTGCCTCATGAACGTTGATTTCAGCCTGTCGGCCGGAGCGGCGCAGTTTCGCGCCGTGCTCCAGCTTCCGCAGGTTGGCCAGCAGATCCTGCATGTAGTTGACGGGGTCGGCCGCAAACTCGGCCAACTTGACGTTGAGTGTCACGCCCAGGTCGTGAGCCATCTCGAACTGCACCCGAACTGCAGGGTGTCCGCCATCCGGCTCCTTGATTTCTACCGCGTCGACTTGGACCAAGCCAATGTCTCGACGTAGCTGAAAGCTCTGGACGGTGAGCGGGGCAACCAGGCGGGCTATGACGTCGGCGACCTGCTTCCATTCAATAAACATAGTGGTCATGTGTGCGCGCTCCAGTTGCGTCGGGCTCGATCAGTGTTTGATGTAGTGGGCGCCGCGGGGACTGCCCCTGCCGTTGCCTCGAAGACCCCGCAGCGGGCCAGGGTTTCAAATGCCTTGGCCCCATGGCTTGCCCAGTCGTGACGCGGCTGATCCTTGTACACGCCCAACCTCAGATCCCACTCTTTCCGGTAGTTGTCGATGCAGTCGATCAGCCTCGACACGCCTGCGGTTCTTGGCTTGCCTGTATCGGCATCGCCAGTCGACGCGCGGGTGTCTTGCTCATCCTCGGCGAACCAACACAGCGGCAGGAAGTTACGCACCGCCTGCACGCCCTCGCTGTTGCGGGAGACGCGTGGGACGATCTGAAAAGTGATCCCGTATTGCTTTGCCACATCGATACGGGACTTCCCCGTACCGATCTCGCGCACCACGATGTCGTGCGGGGCGTAGTGGGCACCGTAGGAATAACCTAGCTTTTTGAGCAGATCGCCGTAGTACTCCATGCCCTCGCCGGAATGCTCGATGTAATCGATGATGTGCACCTGGCGTCCCACCACCTGGAACAGCACGATGGACATAGCGTCCCCCATACCCAAGTCCCAGGCAGTGAAAACCGGCAACGTAGGGTTTCGGGTCACCGCCTTGGTGATCCGGCCCTGTTGCCGCAGGAATCGCATCTGCGTGAGGTAATAAGCACCCTTGATGCCTTGGTCGAAAGCTTCGTCAGGCGTGGCTGGGTATTCGCGCTTCATATCGTCGTGGAGCGCTTCGGCCTTTTTGGCGTACCAGGCTTGCTGGGCGCGGTCGAGGCGGATTCCGTGTTTGGCTGCCAGCTCGGCGAAGTACTCCTGCAACCACTGTGGCACCACCACCTGGTCGAATGCCTCCAGGCGATACGTGGGGTCTTTGAACCAGGGGAAGAAGTGGAACTGCCAATCCATCACCGTCGGCGTGCGGCCGGCGTCTTTAATAGCCCTGGCCAACTCGCAGTAGGTGAAGAAGTAGCCTTCACGGCCCTCGGCGGTGCTTTCAATGGTGACCCGGTTACCCAGGCCCACGGCCTCAAACGCACCGGTGACGATTTCCTGGGCCTTGTCCGGGCTCAGCTTGCAGATCTTGCCGAACTCCGACACATGCAGGCGCTGGAGCGTGCCGCCCCGGAACGAGGTCGACACCTGGATGCTTGAGCCATTATCGAAGATGTAGCCTTGGTCCTTGTCACTGCGCGGTACTGGCAGGCGCATGCCGATCAGCTTGAAGATCGCCGACCAGGCCGGGTCGCCTGACAGCTTTTCGTAGGCAAACCTGATCTTGTTGCGGTAGATCTCCTTGGCATCCGGCAGCGTGTGGCAGATGCAGCCGGCGCTGTAGTTCCTGGTGAAGAGGCAATCGTCGAGCGCGTCGATCATCTCAAAGGTGGTAAAGCCCAGCTGCCGGGCCTTGAGGATGATGTCGCGGTTATGCTCGTTGAGGAACCGCTCGCGCTGCTGTTGGTTCGGCTTGAAGCGCTGAACCTTGCCGTTCTTATCCTTGATCTTGTACAGCGCGTTGAGCCTGTACCACTTGTTGCTCAGGGCCTTCAACAGTAAAGCCTTGCCCTTGAGCTGCTTGGCGAGGTGTAGGGCGATTAGCTCGTCACCCTCACGCACCAGGCGCTGGCGGTCAGTTTCATTCCCCATCACCAGCTGCCTCAGCCAGCAGATCCTCAAGGGATTTGCCTGTGCTTTCCCGTTCTTTGTCGGTGTCCAGACCGTGGGCCTGGCGTTCGAGCTTGATCAGGCGCTCCAGGGACTGCGTAGCGTGGCCGATGCTCTTGCCCACATAGTCCAGGGGAATGTCGATCTCCACCGGGTCACCCTTCTGGGTCATCACGGTGATCTTGCCAGCGGCAACTTGCTCATGAATACGGTCGACGTATTGCTGCGTCAGGTCGCGAGTTCTGGCAATTACGATCTGGTGACCGCGTACCAGCTGGGCACCGGCCTCGGCGGCCTGCTCGACGATCTCGGCGTCGTTGGTTGCCTCTGCGACAGCAGTAGCGGCGGCGCGCCCGGTCTTCTCCCTGACGCGCTGACGGATCATCTCGGACAGGTCTTTCTGCCACTCGTGCTTGTCGGCACGGTTGCGGATTGAGCTTTCCGACACATTGTGCCGGCGGCCCAATTCGCGGTTCGTATAGCAGCCCGTCCGATAATCCCTCTCGACGGCTGCCCAATCACATTTAGCAGCCATGAGCGCTTCCTTAGCGTGAGAATCGGGGTGTGCTGTGCTTACTGCCTTGGTGCCTGGCAGAAGGTGTTGATGTAGTCCTGGGCAGCGCGCAGCGCTATCAGTCCCTCGTCACCGTCGTTGGCAATGGCGACAATTCTTTCTCCAGCCGCTGGGTCAAGTTCGGCTCGCGCTTTTTCATGACCCAGGCCGGAGGTGGCGGTGGTGGCTCCCACTGCGGGACAGGTGGCTTCGACTGACAACCGGCGAGCGCCAGTACCAACAGCAGTGCGAAGACGCTGATTATCGGCTTGGGCATTCTCCAATTCCTTTGTGTGGTCGGTGTCGAGCTGTGCCAGCAGGCGCTGAGTATTCCGGCGAGAGTCGGCCGCCTTGTTCAGGGTCGTGACCAGGGATTTGGCGGTGGCCAAGTCCTCAGACTGAGACTGGATGCGCTGATAGCCGCCGTAGATGATGATCAGGCAGCCGATCAGGGCGGCAATGAGGTATCGAATCATGGAGGGCACCGGGCAATTGACGCGCTGTTGGTATTTTCCGTGTGGATCGAGTTATGCCAGCGCCCTGCGGACGCCTTCGTCGATCACTGCGTCGGTGTAGGGGTTCTGGCCGTTCTCATGAAAGATGATGCTCAGGACACCGGCGCGGAGAACCTTGGGATTGGCGATATCAATTGAGTCTCGAACGCCAACGCCGAGCCGCTTGGCGAAGGCTTGGGCATAGGCCAGTGTGTCGTTCTCGTTGCTTGGGGCCCATCGACTGATGAATTCCAGCGGGGTGTCGATCCCTGCCCTTCCTACGCCTGGCATTCCATCCTTGGCGCGGTAGTTCAGTAGCAGCTTGCCCAGGGCTCTGATGCCGTTCTCAGGCTTGTCGAAGACAGCGAAACGACCATTGGGACCCTGCTCGATGCCGACTTGGCCGACCCATTGGTTTCGTGGGTTGTAGTCGATATTGCCGGGGTTGTTGTTGCGCACGCCGCGAGGCGTAGTGATCGTGGTCATGGTGTTGCCCTCGGCTCCACTGGAGCTATGGTGACGGTGCGGACCGTGCCGCCCGTGTAGATATCCCGCTTCATCGCGGCACGCACCGCCTCCTCCGCGCTTGCCCCCATATCCATGGCAGCCAAGGCGTATGGCGCGCCGCTGCCCATGGCGTCCGGGTTCGCTGGATCGAGATCCTGTTTCCATATCCCGGTTGTGTCGTCGTGACCGATCATCATCAATTTTCCGCCGTCAACGGCATAACCTGAGCACTCCACAGGAACTGTCGATGGGGTGCCGAAGTAGGCAGCGATCAAAGCCTTCTCGTCGCATACAGCGCCGGACAGGAAGAAGCTCACACCGTCAACAACCACACACTTCGCCGCGCTGTCGGAGACAATGCGGTCATTACGGACCTGACGGCCGTCATAGGCGATAACGCCGTCTTTGTAGGCAATTGTCGTCATTGAATTACCGTGAAGTGAGTCTGTGGGTAGGAAGCCGATCACCGCCTGTACCAGTTCAACCGGTAGCACCTGGCGTCATCGGGAATGAGGTCGATAGGCCATCGCAGGCATTGCATATAAAGCCGCTCTGGCCGCGTAGGACTGGTGCGGGTGGATTGCACGAGATAGGCAGATCCGCCCGATGTAGTGATGTAGTCGCCCGTCTCCAGCCCCTGGGCGCCGTCGATATAGAGCTTGCAGGGCGTATACGGCTGTCTTGTTCTGGCCATCCTCAATCCTGCGCGCCACGATTTGGCGCATTCGAAAACGTGGCGCGGATTTCAGCTCGGCTGCCTGATTTTGCTGACGATGGATTGGGCAGACTCCCGCACCTCTGTCTCGCGACCGTCAAAGGTGCGGACGATTGCGTGGATACCCCGGTATTGCGTGCTGGTTGAGGTCTCTTGCACATGAGCGATGGCGTTGGGGGCAAAGTAGTGGCTGTACCCGTTGTGGTCAGTCAGCTCGATCATGGTCGTTCCTCAGTCTGTACTCGCGTCAGCGCCTCACCTGCCTTGTCGGCTGCTTTACTGGCCGTGTCAGCTGCCTGAACGGCGGTGTGGGATGCCTCTTGCACCTTCACGGCTGCGTCCTGGGTCTTCTCTGCCAGGTTGGTCAGCCGCAGGTCACGCTTGCCGAGGGCTGCGTCGTAGGCGGCGCGCACTTCGGTGAGTTGCTTGGTATGTTCGGCAGTGGTTGACCACACGCCTGCTTGCCAGCCCAGGGTCGCACCTCCAACTACCAACAGGAGGGCAATCAGCCAAATCTCGAGTCGACGCCACCAGTGACGGGCGATGAACTCCATTGCGCATCTATCCATTAGTTGTCGTCTCCCAGCTTCGTGCGCAGGCGGGCAATCTCAGCGCTCTGCGTGGTCACCTTCTCGGTCAGGGTGGCGATCTGACTTGTCAGCGCCTCTACCTTCCCTTCCATCCGCCCAACCGCCGCTGCCAGCTCGTTGCGTTCCTTGGCGAACTGGTCAGCTCTGGCCTCGGCGGCGTTGGCCCGGGCGCGCTCTGTGTCGAGCAGCTCATTCAGTCGGCGCACGGTGCCGATGTCGGCGTTATCCATTGCCCGGTCGGTCGCGTCTTTGGAGAGGAACTTCCTCAGCCAGAGCAAGCCGCCAAGCACTACGGTGCCCGTACCACTCAGCCACGCGAGCGTCCCTGGGCCGAGGTCGTTTGGGTCCATCCGTCTCTCCATAAAAAAACACAACATAAGTGTTGTGATACAACAAAAGTGTTGTAGAATGAGCTCACCCCAACAACGAGGCGAGGTGATGAAGTTCAGCGAGTTCAGACGATGGTTGAAGGCCCAAGGGGTGACCTTCGAAGCTGGCAAGGGAAGCCACTTCAAAGTAACCGCCCCAAACGGCAACAGGACCACCTTCGCGGATCACGGAAGCAAGGAAATGCCCGAACCGACCCGCAAGGCGATCATTAAACAACTGGGGCTCTGATGAGCCCCTTCACCACATCTGCACGCTGAGCGATCACCTCCAAAGGAGTGACCATGTACAACTACGCAATCCGCTTTGAGCAGGACGACAGCGCTCCCGGCCTGGCCGTGTTCTGCCGTGACCTGCCAGAGCTGAACAGCTACGGCGACGACAAAGAACACGCGATCCGTGAGGCGCAGGACGCGATTGAGAGTGCGCTATCCATCTACGTCGACGAGCGCCGAGCGATTCCAGCGGCATCAGCACCCCAGGCCGGCGAACACGTCATCCACTTACCAGCGGTGACCGTGGCAAAGATCGCCCTGTGGAACTCAATGATGGATCGGGATATGCGCAAGGCCGACTTGTGCCGGTTGCTGGGCGTTCACCAGGCCCAGGGGGACCGCCTGGTCGACTTCCTGCACACATCGAAGATGGAACAGGTGGAAAACGCCTTGGCCGCGCTCGGTAAACGCCTGTCGGTGTCTGTCGAGGCAGCCTGAATAGGTGCCAGGGCGAACCCTGGCGGTTTGTGCTTGTGTGTCGTCATCTCGACGATACGGCACGTCGCTGCAACGCCTCACGGCGTGGCGGTGCAATCACCCCTGTTCGGGATTCAGTGGCTGAGCAACTGCCGCCGCGGTGGTGACGGTCACTGAGCCTTGGTACATCGTTTTCAGCTCCGCGACATACACGGGCTGCTTGGGCGCCTGCTGGACCATCTGTTCAGCACGGGCGTTCGCCTCATCCTCGGTCGCGAACTGCGTCTGCAGCGGCGAGTTGGGAAAAGGCTGAGGGATCACTACAAAAGGCATGGGTTCACCTATCTGGTTAGCGGTCGGTAATCATCCGGCCATTGATGTGGCATGTATCAGCGTGCAGCACGAATGGCGGCTCAACGGCCATCACGATCATGACGTGACCGCCAGCGCTGATCTCTAACCGATCACATGACACCACGAGCTTGCTGGCTGATTCCGCCTTTTCCAGGCGATGAGTCAGTTCTTCCTCGGTCTCAAGGCGGGAGTAGCTCAGGAATAGGCGAGCGTTGAACGACTCTTCGCCGTAGCTCGCATCGAATTCTTCGAACTCCGCGACGTGGCGGTACTCCTCCGGCACCTTCTGCAGCTCTGCCTGCATGAGAGCCAGAAGCTCGCCGGCATTCTTAGGCAAGTCGTACTTGCTGAAGCTGGCAACCTCGACCGACACCATCTGGCGCTCAGGCGCCGTAGCCGCGCTGCCGAGGGTGCAAGATTTAATCTCGATTTCACCGCTGAAGCTGTCGAGCTTCCGCCCGGACAAGCCCGGCAAATAGTCATGGCTCTGCATTGCGGATCTCCAGGTCGTAATAGGCGCGGGCAACCGGACGCGATCAATGCTGCTGATCCGGCCTTTGCTCATCCTTGAGCATTCACCCACATAAAACTCGTTGATTGGCGGAAGGCGGAGGAGTCGAACCCCTACCGTTTCCAGCAGCACCGGGTTCAAACCGGCTTGCCTACCACTTGGCGCCGCCTTCCAGAAACGCAAAACCCCGCACAATGGCGGGGCTCTTGAATGGGTGCAGGTGGCTGGCGCAACACTCCAGCTCTGGTGGGGCAGATCGCCGGGTCACGTACCCTGCCCTCTCATCGCGTAGCCGCCCATTGTCCGCACGGGATTAGGCGACGCCTCTACCGACTTAGCCCAGCTGCCTGGGCGGTAACCTGCATAAAACAATCGGGCGATTGCTGCGCAATATGCGCAATTCCAATACCCATCAAAATACACACAACCCGCGTAGCGTCTGCTTTTGCGCAAACTGCGCAGGTGCGCACTGACTGCGCAGAACTGCGCACCCTGGCTCAATGTGTGTTGATACAGATAGCGACCCTGTCAGATCGCTGTCGTGGCGCTTCCCCCCAGTCCCCACGCTGACTGTTCCCCCTGCGCCGTCACTGCTGCCGGCCGGGCTTTGTTCATCTGCATAGGGGGTTGATCGTCACCGTTACGGGCCAGGACGGGCTGTGAACCGTTTCCCGACCCCGGGGGACCGAACCCCGTAGATCAACCTCCGTTGAAGACGGCACCCATGCACGATTAGCACGGGGTCAAACTGTCAGCAGCTACGCTGATGCCATGAATAGGCGCAGATGGCCGGCACTGATCTCCGGCTTTCGACGTGGTCCCCAATCTGCCAGATGGGTTGAACCTCGGTGATCAAGTCATCGAACCCGCCGTACTTTGCGTGCCACGACCTGGCATCGTCACGCATCGTTAGCGCCTCAGCCTGCGCATTCATCTGCATAAATTTTCACTGCTGCGTGGGCGTGATTTGCGATGACCGCCAGACTGTCAGTCCATAAAGGCAAACGAGAGCGGATTGATCTATGCTCAGTGATCGACAAACTTGAGAATTAAAGAATGAGCAGATACGCGATCGCTTTCGACTTAGCTTATGCGGAAATGAAATCAGATGGTTACACCCACAGCGAGGTAGTTCAGGTCTATCAGAAAGAGATCCCCAATGCATTCCGAGCCGCTGGGTTTGACGGCCACCTTCAAGGCTCTGTTTACCACACTGAAACAGACAAGGAAGAACTCTCAATTCTCATCAATCTAAAGACGGTGCTCCAGTCCGCGGCGCCTAATTTCTGTCGATACGCGAAGCGAATTCACGTGTTTCGCCTAGAGGCTTGGTCTGACGTCACGAAGGACTTGTCCACCAGGCCTGAGACTTCCTCTGAACCGCAAGCAATTGAAGAGATTCTTGAACAGCTGTTCGAAGAAGTGAGCTCTTAACACCAGCCATTGATCTCATGTGACAGGCATACATCGGCACCCGAGGCGCTACGCTTCTGCGGCCTTAAGGTTTCTGGTGCCCCTGTAGAAATCTCGGCTTGGGACTTCTAACAAAAAGCCCGGCGCTGTGGCCGGGCTTTTGGATAACGTAATCAGTAAATATCGATGCTGCTCAATTTGGCTTGGGCAAAAGGTGCGGTGGTAGGCGCTGAAAATTTCCAGTTCTCCCCAGGTCCAATGTCCGCCGCGTGGGCCACAGTGTTGCCTATAACATTCCCGGCCGCGTCATAAAGCTTGAACTTCACAAATACAGAGCCCAACTGAGCGTTCGTATTGTTGTGAGCCGTGCCCATTACTGCGGTGAATCCTTCCGGCGCTTGTCCTGCATGAATATCGGATAATGTTACCCGGTCATCTGCAATTACAGCCGTGGACATAAAAAGTGCTGCTATGGCGAGGATCTTCCGCATCGGTACTGCTCCATTCTGAATAGAGCTCAACCTTTGCCCAACCCTTGAGCGCTGTCAACTTCGGTACAGATGAAGTGCGTTCGACAGGCATAAAAAAACCCGACTCAATGGCCGGGTTTTCTGTTCGGCGTGCCTGCCTAAGCACGCACCGAACCGCAGGTTAAGAATCTAAACGGTCACTCGGCCACTGTCAAGCAACGCTTTGCAGCAGGAGCCCATTCTCCTCGAGCAATGACTCGACGACGATGTGTGCTGCGTTCACCTGGTCATCGAGCCAACGCATGGTGGTAGCCCTCCATCGACGTAGCGTACGGTCTGGCGTTCCGTCCGCGTCCCAAGTGTGGATCTCGTAGAAGTTGGCCGGCAGCCCCCGGCGGCGCTCCGGCACCATCCAGGCCATAACGCACTTGGTCTTGAACAGGTGGTGCGCCGGGCTGACCACTCGGGGGATCAGGTAGCGGGCGGCCTCCTGTACCTCCCCCTCGTTGACCGAGTACTTGCCGGCCAGCGCGTGCCACTGTGCGTCTGCCAAGGTGCGCTTGAGCATTGCCCGTGTCATCGCATCCTGCGTTGTGCGCTCCTCCGGCGATAGCCCATCATCAATCCGGCTGGTCAGCAATTCATCATCGGCGGATGCCTTGAATCGGTTCTGCCATGCCGGCTTGGAGGTGCCGTCGTGTATCTCGATCGACATCACTCGGCTGATGCAGTGTCCTGCGTCCTTGTAAATGCTCATGCTGCCCTCCGAATGCGGCGAGGTGGTGGGTTGTCATCCAGGCCGAGCAGGTTGCGCAGCAGGGCGTCGGCGGTCTTGCTCTTGGCATTGCCCTCGACTACCCAGCGTTTGCAGTAATCGCCGAACTCGATGTTGACCCTGGTGGCGTGCCAGCTGGCGACCATATCCAAGAGGCAAGCCATAGCGGCGGCACCGCCGAGTTTCTCCTTTGCCAGGCTCTCGCCGGCGATCTTGAGGAATTTGCGCTCGTGTTCGAAAAGGCTCTTACGCGGCGATGCCGCAGTGACGTTACTCATTGAGGTATCCCCGCTTCAATAATCTGTTCGACCTCTTCGACGATTTGGTCGAAACGGCCTTCTGGCAATTCGTTTCGTAGAGCCCGGATCAGCATCTGGTCGCGGCTCTGCCAGTACGGATCGGTGCGGCGCGCCTCCGTCCTGAGTTGCTTCATGTGCATCAGTAGCCGCTGGCGATCGCGCCTGATGTGCTTCAGCGCGGCATTGGCCCTGTGGTACCAAACCGGATCAGCGTATTCGCCATCGGCTTGAGACTTTCCTTTCACAACTCCCAGCTGGCATTCAAGTCGGATTGAGTCGCGGCTCAATTCCCCGTCGAGGATTTCGCACTCGACGAGGGTGGACGGCATTTCACGCGGTCCGTTAAGGCTCGGCCTTGCGTTGGCGGTATTCATGCGTTCTTTCTCCCCCTGTACTGACTGGCGAAGGGGCGACTGATTTCAACCTCTTCTTGGCTGGGCTCGCGGCCTGCGAAATTTACGAAACGGGCAAACTTGCCCTGCTGCTGAACAACACACGAACCAACAGGTGCGTGCCTGCACTTGGGCATGATCAGCTCGGTAACACCGTTCTGGCCCTGCTCGTCATCCATGTCCCGATGGACAAGGATGATGCAGTGGGCATCAGCCTCGATCTGTCCGGAGTCGCGCAGGTCGGAAGCGATCGGTTTCTTGCCCGGACGTTTGGTCGAGTCACGGTTTAGCTGGGCCAACAGGATCACTGGCACCTCCAGTTCCTTGGCGATATTGACGATCCCGGTCGATATCTTGCCGAGCTCGGCGGTACGGTTGAACGCCTTGCCATCTGATCCGATCAGGCCGATGTAGTCGATCACCACCACGTCGAGGCCGTGTTTGCGCTTGACCTGGCGGCAAATGCTCCTGATCCGCGCGACGGTAAGGCCGGACTTGTCGCTGACGTACAGAGGCCTATCGAGGATCTTGTTGACAGCTGATGTCAGGCGCGGCCAGTCGTCATCCTGCAGTTGGCCGTTATCGAGAACCTGCAGATCTACGCTGCCCAGGGAAGCTAGTGCGCGGTTGGCCAGCTCTTCCTCGGGCATCTCCAATGAGAACACCATGCCAACGCCAAGTCCCGAGCAGGCAATGTGCTGGGCGATCTGCAGGCCGAGGGTGGTCTTACCGCTCCCGGGCAGGCCGGCGATGATGGTCACGGTTTTTTTGCGCAGACCGCGGATTAACTTGTCCAGATCTACCAGGCCAGTGGAGAGCCCCGACTGAACGGCGCCGTTGAACTTGGCATCGATGATGTCGATGTTTCGCGTCACCACTTCGTCCATGCGTTTGTAATCCGGCTCGCCGGTGTCCAGGTCGCGAAGATCTGCCATCGCCTGCTGGGCGCCTGCGATGATCTCAGCCACTGGCCTGTTCTCGTTGGCCGATTCGCGCACGGCATCGGCTGCCTGCACTAGGCGACGAAGTACTGCTCGCTCCGTGACTGTCCGCGCGTAAGCCTTCCAGTTGGCCGTGCTGGGCGTGTTTTTGGCCAGTTCGCCGGCGTAGGCAATGGTCGCCCCGCCACTGGGAAGATATGGCCTAAAGTCGTGAAGGGTGACCGGGTCAACCGGTGCGCCAGTTGCGTGCAGGTCGAGCATTACCTGGAACAGCGCTGCGTTTTCCGGATCATGGAAGTCAGCGGTGGTCACACTGGCCGTGATCGAATCAAACAGGTCGCCATTCAGCATCAGAGAGCCCAGCAGCGCGTGTTCCGCTTCGTCGCTGTACAGCTCGCGAAAGTCGTTCATGTGCGCCCCCGTGCCGAAGCCCAGGTGAAGCCGACCAGCAACGCGCCGTTTTCGCGCAGACGATCCAGTGCCCGAGCGCCGATGTATTGCTCCAGACTGGCGGCGCAGCGCCCTTCCCCGTCCGGCTTCGAAGTCGGATGCAGATTGGAGACCACCACGGTAGGGCGGATCAGGTTGTAGCGCTTGTCGATCACCTCATGCAGCACCGCCAGCTCGTATTGGGTACCCGCCTGGGCGCCGACTTCATCAATGACCAGCAGGTCGAAGCTCGCCAGCTCATTGATCACATCGCCTTCGGTGTAGCCTGAGTCGCGGACCATGGAGCGCTTGAACACTCTGATAATCTCGGCGGCGGTAGTGATCACCGCGATCGCGTTCAGCCCGATGACTTGACGAACAATGCTGCAGGCCAGATGCGTCTTGCCTGTACCGACATTGCCTGTCAGGAGCAGATTGCGGCCGGCGGCGAAGTGCTCGCCAAAGTTATCGGCATAGCCCTTGCACTTTTCAAGCGCTCCGACCATCTCCGGGGCGGTGGCGCGGTAGGTAGCGAAGGTGCTATCCGAGAATCGAGGCGAGATACCCGAGCCGACGAGCGCGCTGTTGAGGCGTTCAGCCGCAACCTGAGCCACGGCCAGGGTATGAGCTTCGCTGCCAGGCTCCGCAACGCGCAGGCCTTGGAACTGGCATTTCTTGCACGGGCGGACCTGCATCGATCCGTCGAACTGTTCTACCTCGGTGCGAGACTCGACTTCAGGATGGTGCGGGCAATTGCCAGAGAACGTGCGCAGTTCAGGCTGGCGGCGGAAATTAGAACGCTGGGCCATTGGGAGCCTCCTGCGAATACATGTCGTCTGTGTGCTGGGGCAAGTTGTTGTAAGCGGATGGCTTGCCATTTTTGGCGCCAGTGCCTGGCAACACCGATTCGGGGTAGATGTCCGACCAACTGCTGGTGGTGGACTTGTCCAGCACGGCGTCGGGCTCTGGATGGTTGGCCAGTTTCTTGGCGATCAGTTCACATGCTCGGAGGGTCAGCGGTGCACGCTTTGCCTTGCGCATTTCGCAGAAGTCGGCCCAGGCTTGTTCCGATGCGTTTGCCGGTTTGGCAGTCAAAGGATCGAACTTTTGAGCCTTGATCTTTCCGGCCTTCTCAGGTGCCTTGGCGCATTCTTTTTGGTTAAGGATGGTTAATGGGTGGTTAGTGGGTGGATTGGGTGCACCCGGTGCACCCCGCTCGGTCGTGGCGTGCACCCCGTTCTGTTCTGGCGTGCACCCCGTTGCGTCGTCAGGTGCACCCCGTTCGGAGCGGGGTGCATCCGGTGCACCCCGTGAAAGGTCGAGGTCGTAGCAGACCGGAACACGATCGCGCTGGGAGATATACGCGGCGGCAACGGCCTGGTTTCCACGCTTGATCAAGCCAATCGACTCCAACTCACGAAGCCGGTATTGGACTGTGCGCGGCGCCAGACCGGTATCAAGCGCAAGACTCGAAACGGCAGGGAATGCAGCGCGCCCGGACTGATCGGCGTAGTTGGCCAGGCACAGCAGCACATGACGCGTATGCGAATCGGTGACAACCTGCTGGGTGAGCGCCCAGGACATGGCTTGAACACTCATATATCCAGCTCCCGCGTCACGCGGCGGATGAAGTCGTCATAGCTCTCGGTCATGACCACGCCGCGATCCTCCAGCGCGCCTCGTGAGGCCTTGGCCATGGCGTAGACCTCCCAGCGGTCGCGCTCAGGCAGGTGGCGGCAGTTGGAATAGCTGGGCCAGGGACCGGCTACCACTTCGGCGGTGGCAGGTCTAACTACGGGGATTCCGGTAGTTGATTCCAGGGGAGTAGTCATTGCAGCGTCTCCCCTGGCTTGTGCGCCATTCGGGCACCCATGGCTTCCACTGAGCCACCAGACAGGCGCAAGACCAGAAGGCGGAGCGCGGTTGTGGAATCAATGGAAAAAGTCCGAGCCTCGTCCAGCGCCAAAGCATGCGGTGAGTGATCCATGATCAGAAGTCGAACACGGTCGCTGTAGTTGAACGCCGCGCACGCCAGCTGCTGATCGGTCAGGCCGTCGAATGCTTTGTCAGGCAGGCACTCGGTCGGGTACACGACGACAGGGATTTTGTTGTCGGGGCGCGGCGCACCCTCCAGCAGATGCCGCGTCATTGCATCTTGGTGGTCTTGCGCGACTTCGGCAGCATCGTGTCCAGTGCGGCGCCGGAAAAGAACCTTGAGCGCGTAGAACGCGCGGTATAGGTCAATGTGAGTGTCATCCTCCCTTTGAATGGAGTATTCAGGCTCGGCAATCACCTCCAGTGCGTCCTTCACCACCTCGAAACACTTCAGCAGGAGCGCCGCGTCGTTACTTTTCTCGAACAGGGCCTCGTTGATATGCTCAACCGGTAGCGCCTGCTGTGCAGGAATATTCAACGTTTTGTTCATGGCTGGACCTTCTGGACCAGGCGGAACCGGCCCTCAAAATATGGGTGGATCGCCTGGGTGGTGGTGACCATCGTGGATTCGGATACGAAGCGGTGGAATGCGGCCGTGACGTGGCTCTTGGACCAGACCAGGTATTGGGAGCCCAGCGCTTCCTCGTGGCCGTTGCGAACCATGCCGGCGGGATTTGGCTGGTTTGGCCAGACCTTCAGCACGTAGTCGACGACGGCGCCGGACAGGCCGTGGCGTGCCAGCATCGTTTCCTTGATGCGGGTCAGTGACTGACAGTTCTGCGGGCAGTGATCCCACACGGTCGTTTGGCTCAGGTCCTCGACGCGGCGCTCTATCCGCTCCAGCGCCACTTGCTGCTCGGCCTGTTGACGTTCGACGTTGATTACCGCCTGAGCCTGTGCCAGCAACTGCTCACCAGGCGTCATTGGTCGCTGGTAGCTACCTGTCATGCGAATGGTTGGCAGCACGTCATCGAACACCCAGGCTTCGAACTCCTGCGCCGCCGGCATGGTGCTATTGACGATCAGGCGAAGGGTGTCACCTTCAGAAAGCACGCGAGCCTCCTGGGTGCGGCCAAGGCTGTCGAGGATGGGGTAGCGTTTCGCGACCCCACGGCAATGGCGCCCCATAGCATCGCTCGGGTTTGCATAACCAAGCAGGTCACACACGTCTTTGCCGACGAACCACGGCGTGCCGTCGTCTTCGGTGATGACGCGCACGTTGGTGCCTTTGAAATTGAACGGGGCGATGATCATGGCCGAACCTCCGCAGAATTCATGATTTCGCAGAAGTCATCGTGCGCCTGGGCGGAGATCAGCAGCACCGCCCGCATGACCGCGTCGACGTCCAGATGATCAAGCTGAGGTTCCGGCTCAGACCCGCGTAATGCCTCGTTGTTGATCAGGATCTTGCTCAGTTGGTTGATCGTGAGTAGCGCGTTTTCCAGGCGATCAGGGAGCAGAGCTTCACGACTCATGGCTGCACCTCCGATTCCCGCGCCACGTTTTTTCGAGTTGCGCAGAACGTGGAGCAAGGGCATCAAGGCCGTCACTGATCCGCTCGTAGTCGCATGAAGCGGTATTGGCAGCGTCCGCAGCCAAATTCCAAGCAATGTCGATCAAGTTTTTGGTGTGAGCCGAAGACCCCGGAAGCTCTCCGCCAATAGCGAGAAAGAAGAGCAGCGACTCGATCTGTCCAATCGCTCCTTTGGTGGTTTCAAGGCCCAGGAGCGCATCGTGTGCGACCTCGATCGCAGGGATAATGCGGGTTCTCATTGGACGCCCCCCGCATCAGGATCTACGGCAGCGTGAGCGGCGTAGACCAGAGCCAGCGCACTTTCAGCAGCGAACCACACCAAAGTCGCCTGGTGAGACACCGACTGCTCTGTCATCAAGTCGCGCAAACCAGCAGCTACCGACTCCAGCAAACTCGTCGCAGCATCAAGCGACTCATGAACTGGCACACCACCGGCGGCGCTAAAAACGTCGTGCAGACGTTGCGTATGAAAGGGGGATTCAAGAGTGAGAAGTTCGGTTTTCATACTTGATCCTCCGACTCATATGCAGCTTTGAGCCCGCGCTCCACAGAGCGAGTGAGTGCCGAAACAACGTCACCAATGAACCCAAGGGTGCGAACCTCGGACAGATAAGTGATCTCGCCACCGTTGATTGCGTAGGCCAAACGACTGCACAGCTGGCTGATACCGTCGGACAGATCTGAGGCGACAGAAAGTGCTTCGATCAAATTTGCATCCGGATTGATGCTGAAGAGATCGGTATACTCCATGCCAAACGCACAAGGCTTTAGCTTCGGGAGTTGCACTGTTTGTTGGGTGGTGCTATTTTTCGGGTGCATGAAATCGTCCTCTAGACGAAGAAGTACCTAAGCGCTTGCGTCAACAAGTGCCGATTGAGAACCCGCTGCCAGGCGGGTTTTCTGCTTTTTGGGCTACGCCAAAAACAGAATTTGAAGCAGGCGCACTATTCAGGGCGGTCCTGTTGTTTGTTGCTCTAGTGCGTCTGCGTGTTTCATTCTTGAATTCCTTCTACTGGGCGTATATCCAGTTCGCATAGGATACCAATGGTATCCAACCAAAGGGCGGCCAGACCTGCGCATCCGAGGAACACACCTCCTCAGCGACTTGGAAATTTGCTGATTTCTTTTGCCGATGCCGAGCCATCAGCCGCCAGCTCCACAAAAATGGTCCTGCCTGCTGCGATAGCCTTCGACAGAGCAGGTCCTGTGCAATCCAGATCAATCGCCGCCTGCTTCCTACCCTTGCGCTCGACAAACTCTGTGAGCGGTATGCATATGGAAAGCCCGATCATTGAAGTACCTGCTTTGTACTGGGTTCGTGGTGGCTCATGCCGGGCTCCTTTTCATTGGGCAGGCAAAAGCCAACCATTGGAAGTCGCTGACCAGACCCTGACGAGGGCCTATCGCTGATGGTTGCGTAAACGACGGTTGGGCTTCCATCCAACTCATGCACGTTATTGCCACCTCCTTCACTTTCCACACCGCTCAGCACTGGATGAATTCACAGCAGGCTCGCCGGACTGATCAAACGTCCGAGCGTGGCGTAGATTTGCGTTCAAGGTAGGCGCGGCCTCTGGGTACAGATCGGGCCTCAACTGATGACGAGACACACCGGTGGCAGATTCGATTTTTAGGACGTGTTTAGCTGGGACGTTGCCGGTTGAGCACATCCACTGAACGTTTTGCGGTGTACAGCCAAGGGTCTTCGCAAGAGCCGTCTGGCTCCCAGCAGCTTTTGCCGCTGAAGTGATTGCATCAATACTCATCGGTTGTCCCTGCGGACTTATGACATTGCCGCAAAGGCTACAACTGCAATTTCATTTTTACAAACGTTATTTGCAGTGATCACTACAAAGTCAAGTTGTATCCTGATCACATGAGCATATCTATGACCGCATCGATCATCACCGAGGCCCGCGAGAAGCAAGGCCTTAACCAGTCCGAGCTAGCCAGAAAGCTTGGGGTCACCCCTCAGGCCGTTCAGGCATGGGAATCCGGCAGGTCCCTGCCCCGCCCTAAAAAGCTTGTGGAAATAGCGCGAGCGCTCAACATTCCCTCCCATAGGCTCCTGACAGCCAGTGGGCTGCTGGCCGGCCCTTTCCCGGAAGTGTTAAAGAGACTTGGAATTGAACCCGACGCCAATGAAGCCGTCATGCAAGGGGATATTTCGGTTTGGGATGATGAAACGCCACTTGAAGAGGACGAGGTTTACGTCCCGTTGTTGCGGGAAGTAGAGCTTTCTGCGGGCTCCGGGAAGTTCGCTATCGAGGAAAGCAGCACCTCAAATCTGCGATTCTTCAAAAGAGACCTTCGGAACAACAACGTTCAGTTCAACAATGCCAAGTGCGTAATGGTGAGCGGAAACTCAATGTTTCCAGTCCTCAGAGACGGTGCAACGGTTGGCGTCAACGTCGGAAAAACCTCCATCAGCGATATCGTGGATGGCGAGATGTACGCGATCAATCATAACGGTCAGCTGCGTATCAAGCAGGTATACAGACTCCCCAACGGGATTCGACTGAGAAGCTTCAACCGGGACGACCATCCCGATGAAGACTATTCATTTCAGGATATCCAGGACGGACAGATCAGCATAATAGGGCACGTATTCTGGTGGGGCATGTTCTCTCGCTGACCGATGACAGCCGCTCAAAGGCGGCTTTATTTTGAGCCAAATTACAAATTACATTTGCAATTACAAAATACTGATTGTAAATTTCACTCCATCGCACCCGCATGGAGCTACCAGAATGACCGCCACCACCATCAACTTCGCAGGCTTTACAGGCTTCTTGGGCCGCGGGGCAGCTCCGCGCGAGCTGCAGTGCTTGATGGCAGTGGCGTCTGGCCAGACCTCAAAAGAAGCTGCTCGGGAACTGGGCGTTTCGCCGGACACTGTCGATAAGCGCCTTCTGGCGCTCACTACCAAGCTGGGCGTAACTCGCCGGGCAGCTCTCGTTGCAAAAGCCTTTGCGCTCGGTCTGATCCAGGCAGCTTGCGTTATTGCCCCCAACCCAGGACCGCAGCACCAAGAAGACAGCGACCAGTTCCAAGGCACCTTTATCGCCTAACCCAGACCTGATTTTTGCGAAAGCAAAAAGCGCGGCCGGGATTCGCTCGGCCGAAGGAAAGTGAAATGGAAACCTACGAAGAGAGCTGGCCGGCTTTCGTCACCAGAGCAGAGGCCCTGGCAGAAGTGAAAAAGCACGGATCAAGCGTCGATGAGTTCGACGAAGACCTTGGTGTTCACGAGCAATACAAGTCGGCGGATGTCCTCGCCTGGCTCGGCTACTAACCCCCTCCACCATCATCAAAATTAACAGCAGGAGTTGGACATGGACCGTAAGAAATTCAACCTCTGGGGGCTTCTCCGGAACGTGATCATCGGGGCAGTTGTGGCCGCCGTTATCAGTGCTGTGCTGATGGAGACCTCGCCCGATGTAGTAGGCCCATCGTGCGGCGAAAACGCGATGTTTGCGTTTCTGTTTATCGCTCTTTCAGCAGGCATGTACGGCATATTCGCGATGCTCGGCGCTGCCGATAAGGGTGACGAAGGAAAGATACGGGGTGAGGCCGAAGTCGCGGCTGAATCGCTGCATATCGACCAGCGCATCAAGATGGCCGCGAATGCCCGTCGCTACGAGTTTCTGCGCGACGTCGCATTCAGCCTGACTCTGCCGATCAAGGTGCGTGACTTCTACGGCAATCTGCTGGCGAAAGACGGCCTCGACAGCGAGCTCGATCGCGTCATGAGGGCGTTTGCCGTCGGCGCGGATGCGCAGCCATGAAGCGCCGCCAGATCTCCCCCGCCCTTCTCGCACTGCTGCTGATCGTGGGCCAGGCTGCCGCCGGCGAGCAGGTAATCAGCGTCCAGCACGATAGCGTGCGCGGCGTCACCTTCTGGATCTTGAACAACACCGGGATCAGCTGCTTGCCGGACAATTCGCTCCTACAGCAGGCCACCCCGGCGCGCGAGGCGGGCCAGGCCTCTCAGGCCAGTTCAACGCCTGTAAATGAGCCGTTGGTGGCCACCCCGCTCCCACAAAAAAAGGGGGTCCAACTATGAGTCGCCGCAACGGCACCAAGGGCCAGCGCCTGATCGAGCTGTTCAACGCTCTGCAGCGCCGAGAAACCACTTTTGGTGAGATCTACGCCATGTCGGCATCGTGCGGCATCGATGCCCGCCGCGTACTGGCTGATCACTTCCTACGAGGTGCTGGCCATGGGTAAGAAAGAGATCGAAAAACAGAGGGAGGTGGGCATGCGAAAAGAACTAATCAAAATCAGCGAATTCCAGCGTCGTCGCTGGGGTGAAAACGGCACCCCGCCCTGCTCCCAGGCAATTCGCAACCACATCCGAAACGGCATGGTACCAGGCGAGCAAATCGGGAAACTCTGGTACGTCGACTGGACCGCATTCACCCGTTCGGACGGTAACGACTTGGTCGCGATGGTATTGAAAGGAGCTGCATGATGGTACCTAGGCCGCGGAACAAGGCGAATAAGAGCCTCCCGCAGAATCTGTACTTCGATGCAAGACGGTCGACATACCGCTACCGCCGGCCTACCGACGGGAAGTGGTTCCAGTTCGGCGGCGACCGTATCAAAGCGATCGATGCCGCCAAGCAACTGAACCTAGAGTTCATGCGCGGCGCAGACCTGGTCGGCGCCGTTCTCTCCGCATCGTCGGAGTCGTTCACCACATTCCTCGATACCTACGAGCGCGAGGTGCTCCCGCCGCGCGAGCTGGCAAAAGGGACTCTGGGCCTTTATGCCGTTCACTTCCGCCGCTTTCGGAAGCAGTTCGAAGGCAAAGCGGTCGACCAGATCACGATCCGCATGATTGCGGAGATGCTGGACGCCATTACGCCGCGCTCGGCGAACCAGTCCCGGGCGCTGCTAATCGACATTTTCAACCACGCAGCAGCTAAAGGCCTGTGCCCGGACAACCCGGCAGCCAGCACCATCAATCGCATCGAGAAGAAACAGCGCAAGCGGCATACCGTCGATGGCCTGAAAGCGATTAGGGAGAAATCGCCCGCCTGGCTACAGAATGCAATCGACCTGGCACTGATCACCGCCCAGCGTCGCACTGACATCCTGGACATGCGCTTTGACGGGGTTAGGGAAGGATTCCTCTACGTCGTGCAGAAGAAGACGGCCAAGGCGACAGACGCGGCCTGGATTCGATTCAGGGTTACGCCCGAGTTGCAGGCCGTCATTAGCCGGTGCCGAGACGATGTTGTGTCGCCGTACCTGGTGCACCGCAAGCCGGATCGGTTGAAACAGAAGCAGGCACAGACAAAGGACCACTGGACGAAGGTTGAAGAGCGGTATTTGACTCGAGCATTCAAGGAGGTCAGGGAGGTGGCGAACTGCTACGCGGGATGGAAGGAAGAGGAGATGCCAGGCTTTCACGAAGTGCGGGCACTGTCGTTGCACCTGTATAAAAAAGCCGGAAAGGACGGGCAAAAAATCGCAGGCCATGCAAGCGAGGGAATGACCAAAAACTACCAGCGGGACCACGATGAAATCATTTGGTCCGAAGCAGTCCCGGACCTGAATATCAGTGAAATCACCGGGTAG